TTATGTGATGAATTTTGCGCCAATACTCATTGTTTGAATCTCCTGGAACAATAGCTTGCACGCATATGGAATTCTGATCTGGCTAAAGTGCGTAGAGTTCTTGCATGACTTGCAACAGTATATGTTTTTGTCCGGGTTGACGTTTGCAATCATTCCACATTTCTTGCAAATGTAAACACGGTAGTTGTCAGAACACTCCATAAACCTTTCTTTGAGAAAGTGCACAATACCGTGAGCCCAATTGCACTCGATCTCCATCTCTCCAAGGCGCAGCCCGCCATCTCGAGCGCGGCCTTCTGCTGGCTGCCTTGTGAGCATCACAACAGGCCCGTTCGAAGCACGAGAGTTACCCGTCCAACAAGCCTTGCCATTCCGCCTTACGTAGAATACTTCTGAAGGTACTTGTAGGCAGTATACACTTCCATTGTAAGCAAACACTTTCTCAGTCTCATTTTTGTTGTTCGGCATATTAGCGACAGGGTTTTTCCTGTCAAGGTTGAACACTCGCCCGGTTCTTGTTATAACATACATTTTCCAGATGGGAAGCTGATATTTAGAAGTGTGTAGTTTCTTTTGGGTGGACCATCCCGCATGGAGACAGAGCCTCATAAAATCATCTGCGAGTCTTGTAGACGACGTATGCAATGCAAGGTTGCCATTTTTATACAATGCAGACATACTGTATAACAAGCTTTGTGCCTGATTCTTTGATAGCAGCCATACCCAATCAGGTAGATACCTCTCCGATACATGAACACTCATGTCCTTAAGGTAGGATTGTAACTGTTTGTTGTGAATCCGTACCTTTGTATGACCTGCTGTTTCTTTCTCCTTGCAGTAGTCTAATCCTAACTCAGACATATACGACCACAAACCATAATACACGTATTTCTTGCTGAGCTGAAAGGTCACTGTGTCTTGATCACCTGTTCCTTTGTATGCCCAACCATTGGAGATCCAATTTCCAAACACATTTAGCCAGGCTTCCATATCTACTGTCTTTGCCGGTATATTGTCAACTCCTGGGAGGACAAACTGATATGGCTCATGATCCCAATTTGCTGTATTTTGGTACAACACTGGCGTCCCGACCAAGTCTTCTGCTTCTGTGAAACCATAATCCCCCCATCCTTGTGTCTCTTCATTGATTCTTGCAACCCACATCCGGTGATTGACAGTGACCTTGAGATCTATATTTTCATTCTTGATCTTGTACATTTTCCCATGATAGTCATGGAAGTGAAGCGTCTTGATGGGATGCGCGTAAACGAGTGCACCTGCACACAATGTTGCTACAAGGTCCGCTGCATCAACATCTGCGATAGGCACCCACCCTCTGTCAGTCAGTACCTCGTGGTCAGCCGTGAGACAGTGTATCTTGTCATAGGTCATGTGCTTCAGCCTCTGGTAAGTAGTAGGACCGATGAAGATTGACGTAGGAATCTGCTCGCCTGTGCGGCTGTTGTACATGATCTCATTGCCGTGTCGCTCAAACCCACTCTCTTCGAGAAGACCTGCGATGTCCTCGACAGATAGATCGGAGAATGCAGTTCCATCTCCATAGGTGCCCATAGCTACACACGCCTTGCCCATAATGCACTCCATGAGTTGTCCGATCGTCATACGCGAAGGGATAGCGTGAGGGTTGATAATGATGTCGGGCCTGATTCCGTCCTTTGTAAACGGCATGTCCTCCTCGCGATAAAGCATACCGTTTGTGCCCTTCTGACCATGTCTACTATTTCCGGAAAATACCGCTTGACCATTTCTCCGAACATACAAAACACCAGCACCAAGGGGCACAGTGCAACAATGGACAGTTCCGTTATAATCTTCCCACGAATCTAACCATGATGTTGGGTCCTTAACAATCTTGTTTTTGTTGACGAGGGGTTCATTTTGGGAAGTATTAATGGTGAGACGCCATGCAGTCACTGTTGTTTTAATTTTGGAGCCGTCCTTTTTAACTGCAACACTTCCTGCCTTGCACTTGCTAAGCTTGCTTGCAGAGTAGCCTGCATGTAGACAGAGCCTTTGGAAATTGTCTGCAAGGACCGTCGATGATGTGTCGTAGCGCTTTGTTCCACATGCCATCGTATGACCATCTCCAAGACACATTCCATGTATGAGTGTTTTGCATTGATCGCGATCAAGGTACCAAGTCCAATCAGGAAGTTGTTTACTCACTGCACCAACACTCATTGGTTTGATATAGTCAACCAACTCTTTGATTGGAATACACCATGCATTCCTCTCTTCATCACCGGCCTTGTCCATATGCTTGTGAATTTTAAATTTCATCTTTCCACAAACATCATCAAGAGCTTCCTTGACACGGGGTTTGTGTGATGCAAATGATACACCCCACGAACGAAGCGTGCACCCTTCCGCAATCCAAATCCCGAAGAATACTAGCCATGACTCAATGTCAACAATGATGTCAGAGTTTGGCACTTGGAATTTGACAACCTTTCCATCCTCAATGATCAACTCAGGAGGGGCACCAGTCAAATCAGGCTCAAACACATCAACATTCTTCTTGTAATGCCGCCTATCACCATAAATCTTTTCCGCCAGTTCCATCTTGTACTTTGATCCCGGCGACTTGTTGCGCACGTACATCCTATGGTTAGGTGTGACTTTGAGATCCACTTGGTTGCTTTTCACAACATAGATTTTCCCATTGTAATCATACTTTTGGACCTCTGTTGGGTACTGATATACGAGCGCATCATCGACTAATGTCGCTACCTTGTGCTGAGTAGTGAGCTCATTGATAGCTACCCATCCATCATTTGTAAGAATGTCGTGATCCGGTGTGTAGCAACTGAACTTGTCACCGATAGTGGGAACACGGTCGCTCCGCATGCGCACCTTGGCAAACGTGTAGCCATCGCCATTGATGTTCGTGAAGTACTTGTCATTGTGACAGTTGCGATCAATGAAGCCTTGCTCGTTGTTCTTCAAGATAACGCTCGTATCTTTGTTCATGATAATGTTGCCTTGCTTCTGAGGCATGCATTTCCCAATCATGACATCGCCAGCTTGGACATAGGTATTTTCGGGCGCAAACCCATCCATAGAGAGCTTGCTGTAGTTGTACGGCTTCAGCTGCTTGGTCTTCTCGGGATCGGGCTTGCAAAAGTATTCTTCTTCGCCTGTCGAGTGATTTTTGTTGTTTTGTTCCCGGTATGTGCGGTAGTAAGTGGAGCTGAACATTCCCCTGTCCACCGACGATTGGTTCATGATGAGAGAGTCCTCCTGGTTGAAACCGGTGCACGTCGCAATCGCAACAATCGCGTTGATTCCACACGGAAGCTTGTGTGTGTTGATCAGCTTCGACGTCCTTGTCTGCACAAGAGGGACTTGAGGGTAGTTCAGGACGTGTCCGAGTGTGTCGTACCTCTTTTGGTAATTGCTGGTGTAAATGCCGATGGCTTGCTTTCCCATTGCACTGTTGTGAACCGCAAAGTTGTTTCCCCCGATGAAGCTGTGGTTCTCCGACTCGACACTGATATCCGCAATCACCAGGTTCTCAATCACGGTCTTTTTCTTGATGGGCACGAATATCATGTCACCCTTGCACTCTGTCTTTTGCATCCACGAATCAATCGACATTTTCTCACCCTCCTCCTCCTTTCCTTGATACTTGAGGTACTCGACGATCATTGCGCTCGTAATTGATTTTTTGCAATCATAGCGATATCCAATGGTATCAAAGTATGCGATCAAGTTTGAGCATGTATTGTCGATCTCGAGGCCGATGCGCACTTTGTTTTTTGTGCAGTTTTCCACTTTTTTGATGTCGATTCCAAACTCATCAAACATCGACTTTAGCTGGAGCATATACAGTACCAAGCTGTCTTTGTTGGTTGTCGCAATCGTTTGCCAAGTCGACCCGATTTCATAGGTGTATCCCGACGATTTCAGGGGCTTCCAACGAATCATCGACCCGCTTGCTCCTTGGAATCCACTCAGAAACTCTCTCTTTACGATTTGTGAGCCATTTGTAATCCATGGAGGAATTTGCAGCCTCTTTTGCGAAGTCATTTTTCCAATCTGGTTTCCTAGCGCGATCATGAGAGATGCAAATGCCCCGCTGTGACTGCCATTGAATGTGCGACTCCCCTTGAAAATCGATGCCTTTGAAAACCCAAGTTGCTTCAGCTCTGCTTCAAATACTGCAGCATCGTCAAATGTGTTGAATGTGAACTTGGCCCTAGGTGTCATGCCAGAAGCCTGTTTATTGCGAAGGTTCAGGCACCCCGCAGAGGCAAGGTATCCACACATCTTTGCAACAATAGGGAGCTGACAGCTTGTGTTTTTTAGTGGGATCATTTCTGCGCTTACCAGCTCATTTGTATAGATGTCGATCAGCGTCTCTCCAATTCCAATGTTTTCTAGATAGTTTGCAAATGTGCGGGCATCTAGAATAGTGAACTCGTCATCATTAATTTTTGACGTGTCAGCCGACCGTTGGGATGGATAAATGCCGACTAGCGTTGTGTCATCGATGTCTTGTACCTGCTGCCAACCGTTGGACGTCATGAACAAGTGATCGTATGTTGCCTTGATGATACGACCGCTCGTAGTCTCGATTTCATAAATTTTCTTGTCGGTGGTCTTGACAAACTGGTCGGTAACTTTTGAAGCGCTCACTTTCATTGATGTATTATCAAAGGTGACCACTTGGTCTCCAATTTTGACATCCTTGATTTGTTTGCGCTGCCCATCGGCCATCAGGACATCCTCTTCGAGCCACAAGCACTGGTATGTGTTACGGGGAGCTTGGTTGTGGTGAGAGAATGGAATGCTACCGGCAAGAACCCCCATCATCAGCGACGCATCCATTTCCATGTTTGTATATTTGACGGGGTGTAGAGCTCCTTTGTAACCCTTTGCAAGATCTTCATACTTCATGGCAAGCATGGACGTGTTGCACTCCTCGACATCCAGGAACTCGATAATTGAATCATCAACATCGCATTGTGTAGAAATCCCAATCACAATTTGTGGGAACTCGACTTGGCCAAGCTGGATCATCCTCGCGACGTTCTTTGACAACCTGAGATTATTGCCATCGTCGACAATGTACAACGGGCGAATGCACCTTCCACCCTCGGTACAAATCCACACTTCATTCTTGGGAATGTTCCAAACAATCCCAGTGTATGCATTGACAATGCTCTTGCGCTTGTAGAATTTGGCTTTTGCCACCAGCTCCACTGGCTTGGCATGGACGCCAATAAGGTCACCATTCACGAGCACTTTTGTTGCCTTTGAAAAGATGTCAATGTTAGTCCCGTCAAAGTAGGTGATTCCCATATCCTTCAACAGCTCCCGAAGGTTAGTTGAATCAGAACTAATGGTAACAGATCCCATGACAGAAAGGTTCTTAACAAGACCGACAGAAACGCCCTCGGGAGTTTCTGATGGGCAAATAACACCCATCTGCGTACTGTGAAGCTTTCGCGGTTGGATTAGCTTTCCTGTCTTGTCAATTGGCGTATTGATGCGCCTCAAGTGTGAGATGGAAGCATTGTAACTGAGCCTGTTGAGGACTTGTGCAACGCCTTGTTTTGTCTTGTTTGTTTTGATGCCCCAGTTTCCAGTTGCAAGGCCGTACTTTAGACCACTCTCGATAATGGTTGACTTGACTACCTTTGAAATGTTAACCTTGTTGATAACATTGATAAGCTTGTTAGTGGCTTTCCATGAGCCGCTATTGATATCTTTTTGGACCATGTTTTTCATATCTTTCATGACCTTCCCATAGTATTGTCGGAACAGGTTTGCCATGAGGATTCCAGGGGTGTCGATGCGCTTGTTGATGTAAGAATCCCTATCATCGAGAGGGAGGAGTTTCATATAACACTTTAGTAGCTTGTTCACCATGTAACCAAGGTACAATGCTTTCTTGTGGAACTCGATTCCTACATGAGGCAAGAACTCTTTCTCCAAAACATTCCTGAGGATCTCCATTCTCCGGACACGGTTAGTGAGCATCTCTCTGGGATAACCATTGATGTTCATGTGCCTACTCAGGTAGTCCATGGCCTCACGGGTTGTCAAGATGTTATTAGCTTCCTCTACGCTTCCCACGAGTTCGCGCATCAGCATTTGACTTTGCTCAAGCCCGAGGTCGTACACCACGTACTTGATGATATCCTTGTCACTCTCTACTCCCAGGGCCCTGAACAAGATGAAGAGAGGGATGTCATTCTTGATGTGATGGATGTTCACCCGAATAAACCTTCCAAATTGGTTGGGCTTGCTCGAGAGTTTCAGTGTTGTCGTCTTGGGCACGCTGAACTTGTTCTCCATAACGGACCTGATTTCCGCAATGTGCGAGTATGCCGATACCTTGTTGTTTACGAAAACATAGGCCTTGTTCTCTGCAATGCGGTCCTGAGAAATGACGACTTTCTCATTTCCATTGATCACAAAGTATCCACCAAAGTCGTAGCGACACTCGTCTTCTGACATCGAATGCGTTGATAGAATGCAGTACCTAGAGTTTACCATGATGGGGATCTTTCCAAGGGCAACGTTGTTGACAGCTTTCTGCTCAATGACATACTCGCCTGTCTCCGTGTTTAGGGTCTTTGCACGGATCTCCATATCAACAGTCAACGGTCCTGCATAGGTAAAGTTCCTGTTCCGAGCGTCAGTAGGTGTCATGATCTTTGTGCTTCCATCTTTTTCGAAGATCATGGGTTTTGAAATAACAGGGTTCTTGATATCAATCTCCAAAATGTGCCTGAACTTGTCGATCTCCGGTACATATCCATGGAAGATCTCGATCGTATTGAATCCCTCGATAATGTGGTCAAGCTTGCGAAGGATAAAATCGTTGTAGGACTCAACAAGATGCTTTACGAGCTGGTAACCTTTGTTCTCCGTGTAATACTTTTGCACGAGTTTCCATGTTGCATCATCAAGCTCGTCTTTGCTAATCAGCTGCTTGGATTTCTCGGCCATCGGCGAATTGATCCGATGGATGTATTACGCGCGAGACCTTTAAGTACCTATAATTCTGAAGACTTGTAATTCGTACCAGTTTTGATATCATTTTCAATTTTTACACGGATCACAAGTTCGCCATGGTTTCTAATTCAAAGAAATGATTGTAAGTGAGTTGAAAAAGAAAGCTGTGTTTTATTTTTAGATTAGATTTTAACATAAATGTTTCTCTCAGATATTAGCATAGATTATCTCAAGAATATCGCAAGACACATCAGCATAGTCATTTTCACCTGCTAAACGTATGGTAATCGTCTTGAAATCTCCTTCGCAATTGTAACCTTCAAAATGCTCACTGGAATGATCGCTTATCCAATCCAATATTTCATCAAACACTCTCATCGCTACAACAACAACAGAAGCATCGTGGTTGTCAGATGATTCTTCAAATGCATCTTGAAACCATGCTAATGCACGTTTTCTGGGAGGGATCTCTATGTAGTCATTCGTGCCATCTGGTTGTAGGTAACATGGCATGTCATTCACTTTGACGAGAGCATATATTGAAATAGTGGCAAACATCTCTTCATGTTCAATCATCATAAACACATATGATTGTTTCTCCATTTGTATCACAACAACCCTAAATTGCAATCCATGTTTTTTACTTTTGATTGGTGAAATAATAATAACAAAAATTGTATCACAACAACTTTTTCTATTATTGTTGAGATTTCACAATGAAAGGTTTCAAAAATTGAGTGATTGATATCTGCAACATATTTATGCTCGAAACATCGCCAATACACACAGGATGGGTTGCATTCAATCTATAATCTCCGCTCCAAAGATAAACAAATCAAAGGTTGTGCCACTTGAATTGTCTATAAACATTGTGAATAACAAAAAAACAGAAAAGGTAGTTGAGCAAAGTGACGAACCAGATGCATGTTGGGTGTGCCTCGATGAAACCGGAGATCTCATACGACCATGCAAATGTTCAACGTGCGTGCATGCAAAATGCCTTGCTTCTTGGCAAAAACGTTGTAGAGGTTTGCCAGAGGAAAAACAATGTCGTTTTTGCGGGTCGGATCTTCCAGATTGGAAACTACACATTCGTGATGTCAAGACGTTCAGATCGAGTGCCAGTCCAATTTGCGATAGCGATCAACCTCATCTAATGGCAACAAGTATCAATACAAATACAACTACGATCACTGGCACCGCTTTGAATAGGAATACTATCATTGAGTACCAGGCCGCACAAGCAGAACTCCGACAAGGCACGACAGAACAAGTACAGAGCATCTATAAATTAGGCATTTACTACGGTGGCCAAATGTACTTTGACATAGTTACGCTCAACAATGAGGGCATCGAAAAATTTAAATTGAACGTTGTCAATTTGATTGGCAGCTCTACAAAAGGCATCAAGTGGGTGTTCAATTTGGCAGGCAATGCTCAAATTATCAAAACCGACATTAACAATATCAGTTTAATCTTAACTCTTGCAAAGGAGCTTGTCAGGTGCTACCAAACATTCGACGACTTCCTGATGTATGGATTCATTGAAGGAGAAATTGTCAACAACATAACTATTTAAATGAATTTATTGAGATCTGAAGAACAACAAATGAACTGTGATGAAGGACTTCAAGTTCCATTCAATTTAAAAAGTAAAACAGTATGGTTTTCTATAACGAAACCTTTAAACTTTTGTAAAGAACAAACAGTATATTTTCATAAGAGTGTCTGGTATTATATTTCCTCATTTGTTGCAGGCTTATCTCCTCTCATTTTATTGATTTTCGATGGAACCACAAGGCTCTTAGTGCTTGAAAGTCCTATAAAAACGGGAGACTTCAACGTGGTTGGAAAGTGCTGTCGAATATTAGGGAGCACATTTACCACAGATATGAATGGCAAGAGGGAGTGTAAAGAAAGCGATGAAACTCATGATCACACTGCAGCACGTCGCGCACATGTCCCATATTCCACATACTTCATAAATGTGATGCTGAAAGATATATCCATCAACATAATCAGAGAAAAGTTGTTCAATGTTGTCGCTTTTATCCAGTTTACAAAAAAAACAATTGAATTCAAGGCTAAGACGCCACAATCTATGCTTTTACGTTGGTCGCGGAAGATGATACACTTGACTAGAAGAACAGACGTAGCATACCTCGCAAGCTATAGTTTTGACCAAAAAATATTGAACTGTGACATTTGCATGATTATATGCACTTTTGTTTTAGTTCCTGTGGATAAATTCACATTGGAATGGAACAGATTGTTCATCCAATCATCGAATCAAGTATACAGGACAAGAGCCATACCGTCATATGAGAACGCTCGCGTCTGGTTCAACTCTCTTAATTCGTATCTCGTGCTTATAAAAAATTTGAAGCATAACAAGAGAGAAAAGATACAAGGCAATAAAACATGATAGTATCTACCGATAATATTTCAATTGTGAATAAAAGACACAAGAAACGTATAACAGAACTCGCTGGATTAGGATCTATTATTGTTGATGTAACCAGTTCATCAGACAATCTTATGTTTAGGAAATTCTCTCCATTTTATCCACACGGTAACATCCCAGTCCCATCATCTGGTAAAATCAAAATTGTATCAGCTTCTGTTGAAGGTGTGTGGCAGGGGCTGAAAGTGTTTGAAAAAGAAGGCATCGACATTACAAAGTTTAACATAACGACAATGAAAAACCTGAAGCGGGTTGTTGGGACTAAACGTGGATCTGTCTTCGGGCATGTAATTTATGGGGCAGAACAAAATATACTGGGTTATGTGAATGCGCGTAAAGCAATCTACATCCCAACTTATTATTTTATCTTAAATCATTATTTGAATGAAGAGATTGGATACTTGTTATCATTACTTGGGAAAGGACACAAACTCGTTTTATTGGATTATGATGTGAATGAAGATGTTGAAAACACATCTCGACCATTATCGCATGCTAGCCTTATTAAGACGTACATTGTTGAAAGCATAACTAGAAATGACAAATAGAATCAAAATAGTAACTAACCCTAAAATAAAGAGCATCTCAAAAGAACAAATGCTTTGACATATGAGGAGCATTTTCAGCGAATCTTCTCACTAAATATGGCCATGTATCAAGAAAATGACCATATGGGACATATTTCCACACTTCCTGACCTGGGAGATCATCTTGTAGTTTAAGGCTTAGATCATCACGCATACCCATCAGTTGTGCAAACGATACACGCATTGCTGTCTTGTTTTGTAGTTGATTGATTGCTTTATCAATTGTTTCAGCGTTGTGTGTTGCAACTAGAACACGCCTTTGTGTTTTTTTATTCAGTTGTTCGTTGATCAAGTGATACATTGCTCTGTTGTACGCTTCGTCTGTTTTTTCTTTTGTATTCCATAGCACACCACTTTTAACATATGCCTTATCAGGTGACATATAAGCACCACGCACGAGCTTGATACTCATGTTAGGAAATGTTTCCATATCGACCAGCATCTTTTCAAAACTATCTTTTCGATACATTTGATATGTCTTGTAAATCAGAGGGGTGTCGAAATGTTTAATCAGTTTGTTATATACGACGTTTTCATATGCATGTGCTTTACACAATTCTGCATCTAAAAATATACATGGCATGTGAGGAAGTTTATATATCTTCACGCTAGGAAACAGAAGTTTTTTTATAACCTGTGTCATCAGTGCGAGCGTCGTGTCAATCGTCTTTTTTGAAGCAGGATCGTGACAGAAACTAGACATCTTTAGAGCAAAACCATAGGGCATTACACTGCCGTTCATGTGCATATACATTTGCAATTGTGAAATGTCAGACACCAATGTAGTCTTGTTTGCTATGGCTTCTGCAGGCGACCGAGCACCTTCTTTAGCATGGTCGACAATCGATAACCAACCCTTATGTTTATAAAATGTATTAGCGACCTTAAAGGCATCATTAATTGTTCCACCTGCAACAAATCGGCTGGGTTTGAGCAAGAACATGGCTGTCCTCTGGTTTCTTCTCATTATTTCTATTACTGAGCGATGCTATTATATGTCTATATATCATGGCTCACTGCAGCATCTTTATGTGCGATTGAGATACTTAAAGATTTGTTACCTACTATATAGATGGTGTCCCTTTATGACGACTATGAATCGTATGTACTCATGTACCAAAAAGAGTATGGTTTGATGACGGTTGTTGCTTACCAGTGTGGCGGGTTTTATGAAGTTTACAGCATTAATGATGGCATTGTGAACATCAAGGACATTTCAGAGCTCCTAAATATTCAGGTGAGCAAACGAAATAAGAACATACCTGAGGTATCAAGGTCGAATTCTCTGATGGCAGGATGGCCTTTGCACGCCATGGGGAAATTCATGCAGGTTCTAGTTGACAACAACTACACGGTTGTACTGGTTGAACAAGTAAGCCCCCCGCCAAATCCTAAGCGCGAAGTGACAAAAGTTGTCAGCAAAGGAACGGTTATTGACGGCATTTCAATAAGCACAGACTCCCGTTACACGATGGCAATCTATGTTGACTCTGACAAATCGTCCCAATCAGCCATTGGTATTGCTATTGTTGATGTCACAACTGGAAAGACATATGTTCATGAATGTTATTCGAATGCGAACGACTCTTCATTTGCAATGGACGATGCATTGCGTATTTGTGTGCAGTACAACCCATGTGAAGTTATTCTCATATCGGACCTATGCGACTCCGCAAAGGAAAAGACGCTAAGTAGCTCTCTGCATCTCCAAAGGGCGCATGTCATTAATTGGTTGAACAACATGGATGTAGATATGAAGAGAACACACAATCAAAATCAACTTCTGGCAAAGGTGTTTCCCAATACAGGAATGCTATCTCAAATTGAATTCGCAAATCTTGAACGCAGCCCATACGCACTTTTGGCATTCGTAACATTGATCCGCTATTTGTATAGGCACAACACTACACTCGTCTCAAAATTACTGCCACCGGAGCAGCAACATGGCCAATATGATCCGCATCCTCCATTAGTTCTATCACACAACGCAGCGGAACAGCTAGATGCCCCCGGGCTCCTGAAGATTCTCAATCAATCTGTGACGTCGATGGGAAAGCGCTATTTCAAACAAAGGCTGATGAATCCCCATTCTGATCATGTGATCATCTCAGAATCACATGCGATGGTTGAAGCATTTGTTTCAAGTGGGGTATCTGTAATTGAATATGTAAGATCATCGTTGAAACGAGTCTACGACATAGAAAGGCTTTTCAGGCGTCTTATGTTGTTCAAGTTGTTTCCTTCAGAGCTTGCGAGTATTTTCGAGTCTATTCAGGTTTTGCAAACATTGATAGGTGTATTTTCGAGTGATTTACATTTCAAACAATACATGCACAGGTTCGAAGGAGCAGAAACATCAAATGAAAGTGTAAAAAAGTTCTTGGAGTTTATGAGCAATAATATTGATTTGGAAGAGTGTGCAAAGCATACACAAGAAGAAATGCTGGGATCTTTCTTCAGAGCTGGTATATATGCAGAGGTAGATGAAGCGCTGGCATCACTGCAACAACAAAAGTTTAAATTGGATGCGATAACGGTTGGCCTCAACAATGTAGCGGGATCCAACTTTTTCAAACTCGAGCAAAACGACCGTGATGGCTTGTTCCTAATGTGCACAAGCAAGAGGTACAATGATAATAAAGCAAAGCTACAGAATGTAAAGCTTGATGACGGTCGTTTTGATTTTGCAAGTGTAAAAAGCACGGCTCTTATCGGCTCGTCCGTGAAGCTGCGTCATGTTTACCTCGACAACTTGAACGAAAATATGAATTCCGCTCAGCAAAACGTCAGCAAAGCAATGAAAGTGGCATTCACAGAGTTCATAGCATCCATGATATCTCTTCATGAAAAGGACATGCATGCATTTTGTAAGCATTTGTCTGAATGCGACTTTTATTCAACGTGTGCTCATGTCGCCATTCACCATAAGTATGTGAAACCTCAAATATCATTGTCTCAATCAAGAAAATCATTTATGAAGTGTACTGATCTCCGCCATCCTATTGTTGAAATTATCCAAGAGGACATTCCGTATGTGGCAAATGACATAGTGCTTGGGTGTGACAACTCTGACGGTTTGTTGTTGTATGGCTTAAACGCTGCAGGGAAATCAACGCTCATGAAGTCTATAGCTATAGCGGTTTGGATGGCTCAATCAGGAATGTATGTACCCGCCTCTTCGTTGGTCTTTCATCCATACACGACATTATTCACAAGGATAACTCGGGGCGATGATATTTACACAGGCCAATCCACATTCATGATTGAAATGTCTGAGCTGAGAAACATTCTACGTAGGTCAAATAGCAATAGTTTGATCATTGGGGATGAGCTCTGTAGTGGAACTGAAAACGCGTCTGCAATTGGTATTGTGAGTGCCGGTGTAGCAACGTTGGCGTCAATTGGAGCGTCATTTGTTTTTGCGACGCATTTTCATGACTTGACACGGATTTCTCTTGTTGAACAACTGGATAATGTCAAAGTCAAACATTTACATGTAGAGTTTGAAAGTGCTTCCAAGAGACTCGTATACGATCGGAAATTAAGGGATGGGCAAGGAGCGACGACGTATGGAATCGAAGTATGTAGATCATTGAATCTGGGGAGCTCTTTCATTGATATGGCGCAAAAAGCAAGACGCGAGTACATGGATGAAGAAGTAGACATCCTATCGTGCAAAGAGTCTAGTTACAATTCAAAACTGAAAGTGTCAAAGTGTTCTGTTTGTGGTTGCAGAGGTATGGAAGTACATCACATTCAGCAGCAAAAAGACTCTGATGAGCATGGCTTTATACACAATTCTCATGTGCATAAAAACAGGCTATCAAACTTGGTTGTATTGTGTGATAAATGCCATGATCAGGTGCACGCAAAAGCAATCTCTATTGATGGTTTCGTACAAACATCAAATGGAAAGGTCCTAATGTACGAGCAAAAAACAAGGTCATCTGTCAATTCTACGTCGATACTTTCAACAAACCATGCAAACGATGACACAATACGGGATCTAAGATTCACAGAAAAACTTTCTATTCAAAAGATTTCTATTAGACTTGACATTTCTGAATACAAGGTGCGTCAAGCGTTAAAACGAATTTCTTGTTTCAACAAATGAGGCCTCAAGAGGATGACGAGATGGTGGAGAAAGTATTCCATGGCAAAGACGGCTTTGTTTGAAATTGCAATCTTATGTTCGACGTCTGCCGACATTGCTACTATGTCGTTGAGGCAGTGAATTGCATGCATGGTAGCGAAATCTATTATTTTTTTAATAAAATGCGGAATCGGAACACATGCAGCAATTACCTTGGTACACATATCACGTATCTTGTTTTCTATTTCTCGTTGGTCCTTGGTCCTGCATATGTCTTGCAATCTTGACTCGACGAATACAGCAAGATGTCCAATGTACGCATCAGGACATGGTATTTCTAAAAGCATCGTAAAATTTACAAGATCATTTGCCGCCTTATGTAGTATAACATCCACGTAGGGCAAAAGCTCGGGGCGGCATTCATCAACCAAATCAGTTGCTATATTCTTTGTTTGGATGCGCGAATTGATGAGAATACATCTGCTTTTGATGGCATCAATTACTTGTGATTGGTTCCTACAAGTCATCACAAAGTACGCATTGTTTGAGAATGTTTCTAGGACCTTACGCATCGCATGCAGGGCGGCTGACTGGAGAGAATCAAGGTTGTAAATAATAATGATGTGGCGATGGCCTCGTATATGTTTTTGGCATGCGATTTGTTTTAGCAGCTCTGGTAATGCCAGCCTGTCTCCGTTTGATGAAGCCATTATTTCTACGTCGATCTCAATGAACCCCGCGTAGGAGGAATAAGCAAGTTCGGCTTTAGATCCGGAACCTGAAAATGTTACCTCTGTTGTGACTTGAATACCTTTGCTTTCTTGACGATATGCGTGCGTGCTCAAATTTGCTTGATTGAAGACATGCTTTCTTGCTATAAGCCTGCTGATCATGTTTGATCTGCCGTGGATCAATGCGTGTGGCATATCTACATAGGCATCAGTGCATTTGATGAAGCTATTCGTAACGGTATTACAAACATCAATGGTTCCTAGCTTGGACCAGAGAATATCTTTCAAACTATTTAAATACTTTAGTCTATCCATGATTAGAAGGAGGAAGGGGGCTCTTATATAAACGACAATCTAGAGATGGTTGATGATTATTATAAAATATTGGGGTTAGAACGGAGCGCTTCACCCAAGGATATACGGAAGGTGTACCGTAAGCTTGCCCTTAAGTTTCACCCCGACAAAACACAGAATCGCGATGATACCGAGTTTAAACGAATTAGAGAGGCGTACGATGTTCTCAGCGATCCTATGAAACGCCAAATGTATGACATGTGTGGATCAGCAACTAATATGGATTCAACTTTTGCAATTCCAAATTGGACGGAGTTGTTTGCTAAAATGATGTCAATAATGGGTTCCTTCCTCAACCAACAAAGAGCTGATATGGAAACAGTGATAAGGATAAAGATGCCAACGACTTTTGCCGATCTCTATAATAAAAAAGTCAAAAAAGTTGTTGTCAATACAAGGAGTAGGGATGGAATATTAAAAAAACAATCATTGTATGTGTCTCTGTTAAATTATCAAAAAGAGTATTTGTTTGAAGGTGTCGGAGATGAGTATGTGGTTCCTTCTATAATATCATCCAAATCCGCGAGGATGAGGGGTGACATTGTTGTAGAAATACAAATCGAGCCTCATCCCATATTCACAATAGATACAATAATAAGTCCATATGACTTGCATGTTGAACATAGAATTTCATTGTTCGAGTATTTTTATGGGTGCACATTCGAATTAGATATGTTTGGCACTCTGGTAGTAGTTGGTTATGAGAGTGGGATGCGAGTTAAAGCGTTTCACGAAATGGGACTGCCGTTCTACGATGAAGACGAATGTATTGAGAAACGTGGCACAGTATTTGTGTTCTTCGAAACAGTGATGCCTACAGAAACAAAAGATTCTGAAGTGATAAAGAATATTCAAGCAGATATATCTTTAAGGGAGCTGATGCAAAAATATCTTTCTGAAAAGTAATCTAGCCGCAATATAATATTGTTTTGCCAAGGATGAATATGAGTTATAATCAGAGTTCGACAAACGATAGGGCGCTACAACCAAATCACTCGCACGCGCATACTGAAAATGATTTCTTTTCAAAATTCTTGTACAACTCATTTTCATCGTTTTACACAATCTTGACCAAAGAAAAACTCGATAAACTCGTTGACACATCATTGACAGTGAAGCCAATCGAAAACGGTTTTGAAGGCCTTCCAGAAACAGCAAAAATGATGTTGAGAGAGGCAAACCCTTCTGTAATTGACCTCTCTCAAATATTAAGATACGAATTGACAACTTTTACATTCTTGAAGTACACGGTAAATTTGTACATCGCATACACCATGCATATACCACAAAAAAAACGCATTGTCTCATACATATGTTTGTTCTTGTGGCTGCTAGATCGCGCAGTTGCAGTGGAGCTGTCAAGTGTACAGCCTGTCCAAACACACTTGAACATAGTGTTAACGAGCTTCGACACAAAGCGCATGTTACCAAAAGAAAGGTCTTTTGAGATTTCAAGAGTCAATGTTAATGGTGGAATGCAGTACACATCTTTTTTGATCGTCTATCGAAGACAAGAGTTTTTCAAAGTGTTGTTGCATGAAATGATGCATTTTTTTAAGTTTGATGCATCCTTACATTCGCACCAAGTTCATGACATAGAGAGGTTATTATGTCAGAAATACGGCATCATATCAAGTAGGCTTGCGCTTAACGAGAGTTTCAACGATTTTATGACATGTACTTTCGTGAATGGGCTTCTATCCTACAAACCGAAGATGCGATACAACTCATTTAGGAAAGTGTTTCTCTCAAATTTGCAGATTGAATCGAATCACATGGTGAGCAGGTGTGCAGCCATTGTCCGCCATTTCAAGCTCTTGCCTATGTTTCCATTTCCATATGGGAAATTCAAGGAAGAAACACATGTGTTTTCTTATTACTTTTGTAAGGCGGCATTATTCATGAACATAGATGCATTTGAAAGATGGATGGTGTTGAACAACAATGGGAGCTTCAGACTTGATGATCATGTCAATGTTTCCTATTGTAACTTTGTCTGTTCATGTCTGGATTCGAGTAATTTCATGCCATCGGTTTCAATTCAATACAAAAAAGGACATCGACTTTCTACTACATTACGTATGATGAAAAATGAGCTACGTTAAAGTTATAATAAATAAATATAAGGAGAACTAAATCTGTACCGGTAGTAGTTAAAGCTTTGTTTTGAAAATGGAGAATGACAAAGACATGCTTGTCAAAAATCTCATTCAAGATGCTTTTAATGGCGTAAAACCGCGACGAGAACCCACAGTCGAAAGACTTGATAGGCAACTACATGCCTTATCGGGGGCCGTCAGTGCTATTCTAAAGGATTTTAAAGTTCTCCAGCGTGACATCAAAAAGTATGAGCAAAGTTTGCTCAAGAAAAAGGAGCAACAATCGAAACCCAAGGTTCTGAGGGGGTTCCAACAACCCGTCATAGTGTCTAACGAGTTGTGTGATTTGCTCGGATTGGAACGTGGTGTATCAAAAACACGGAACGAGGTAAGGAACATGCTGTGCCAATATATCAAGGCACACGGTTTGGAAGATCCTACAGATCGCCGTAAGATCAATCCGGATGTTGCATTGTCGGCAATTTTTGATATCCAGCCTGGGGAGCAACCGACTTATTTTAACATCCAAACATTCATCAAACATCACTTTCGTCGGATTGAAAAGCAAGCATCGAATGAAACTTGTTCCGATCCAGTTACCAATGACCGCTTTGGATAGATAAAAAATTGAAATATACTTAAGCAAGAAGATCTATAATAGTAACACAGGCTCATCCAGGAACATCATATCCATCATGAGCTCAGTAATTCTTCCCTCTGCCTTTGACCTTGCCAAGTTCTCTTTCGGCACTGTCAAGGCTCTTGACAATGGAGGCAAAGTTGTTTACATTTCGTACAACTCAAAGCCTCTCATTGCCCAGACTCCTGAGATGGTTGCTCCGTTTGGGCTCTCAAAGTGGAGCCCAGACGGCCCCAACTCAGGAAAGACAGAGAATGAGAAGCACACAATTGAGCTATCGTTCAAGAACAAGGATGAGCGGTCATCGCTGAAAAGTTTCTATGACATGATGTCAGGAATTGATAAGTCGATGGTAACTGGTGGCATGGACAACTCGCAAGCGTGGTTTAAGAAGAAGTACAGCACCCCAGAGGTTGTTGAAGCCCTTTACACGCCGTGTGTTAAGTACCCGAAGGACAAGGTTACTGGTGAGATTACTGACAAGTACCCTCCCACGTTCCGACTATCTCTGCCCATGAAGGATGGAAAGTATACCTTTGATGCGTATGACAACAACAAAAACATCATTGATCTTTCTCACATCGAGACAAAAGGATCTAAGATCACTGCTATCATGCAATGCACAGGAGTTTGGCTAGCGGGCGGTAAGTTTGGGTGCTCTTGGCGTGTTGTACAACTGCGCGTCGTACCACCGGCTAGCATCAAGGGTTTTGCGTTCCAGGATCTTGATGAGGACAAGATTGCTGATTCTGACATTGACGAGGATGAGCCGACTATTGTTGCGACCAAGACAAAGGCTGTCGTGTGTAGCGACGAGGACGAGGACGAAGACGAAGACGAAGACGAAGACGAGGACGGTAATGATGAGCAATCCAATGATGAGCCCGAGAAACTAGCTGTAGCTGTAGCTGCAGCTGCAAAGGTTGTTACTCCGGTTACAGTAGAGACAAGCGACGACGAAGATGAGATTGAGAAGCCGCAGGTTGCAAAGAAGAGCGTTGTTCTACGCAAGAAGAAGTAAAAAATATTGATCTAGCATAAATACATATATATAAATAAAGTGTCACATAAAATGCAGGTTGAAACTGATCAGCTTGCAAAATTTATTTTTCTGGACAACAAATCAGAAAAACTTGTAAATATTGAAATTGATGGTGTTAAAAACAACCGTGATATGTTTATGTTTTGCACTGAACTGTTGTACAAAGGAATTCAATACCTATATGATCATGATAAGTCAGGTATAGATATAGATGGGCTAACTGATGAACAATTCAAACACATTCAAAAAAGGCTGCTTCTAACTGGGATTGAGGTGGTTCTTCGGTGCGAAGTATTACCGTTGCAGCAAGAAAATCCCATCATCTCAATGAAAAGAGTACCATCCAAGCAACACATGGTGGAGAACCCTATTGTATTAGGGCATTGTAGTTCAACACCCCTAGATCACCACCATCTAGTGATATCAACTGAGAAAGCTGTGTATGACATTTCTTTCAAACTAGTGCATGGAAGTGCGGCCCTAGAGAAAATGAAACGTTGAACTAACTGATTAAAAATATATATAAGGTCTATACTCGTACGTATTAAAGCATACGTACATAGCCACTTTACATAAATGGACTTTTCCACAATTATCGAAGAGCAGAAACAAGCGGTGGTGTTTTTTTCCCGAAGGAGTTGTGTCTACTGTGAGCACTTGGTGAATGATCTAGAATCGTATAAAATACCTTTTAAAAAAATTCTTATCGAAAAAGAGGACGTTGACTCGACAAATGCCCTTGTGGAAAAAACAGGGTATAAGACATTTCCACAAATATTTATTGGAGGTGAATTTATCGGAGGATATGATGCTTTTGTAAAACATGTATGTACACGGAAGCTGACAACTCTATTGGAAAACGTTGGCATTGTTGTGGATCTTGATGATTTTTAGATTTATGAAAAACACATTAAAAGGATTTGATTGCAAAGTTAATTTTTATAAATTGATTATACATGATAATATAATTCATAGACCTAACCTTTATACCACATGGCTTTGCCTAAAGTTGTTGCCATTTGCGGGTTTAAACGATCTGGCAAAGACACAATTGCTAATTACTTATCGTCACATTATGGATTCGTTCATGTGAAAATTGCAGAGCCATTGAAAGACGCAGTTAAGATTCTTTTCAACCTGTCGGATGATCAAGTTGAGGGAGGAGATAAAGAGCTCATTGACAGCAGGTGGGGAGTAACTCCAAGACAAATCATGCAATTCTTTGGAACAGAGATAATGCAATATGAAATCAACAGGCTGGTTCCTAACATGAATAGGAATTTTTGGATTATGAGTCTTCTACACAAGCACAGAGATAGTAATGGTATTGTTATCTCGGATGTAAGATTCCATCACGAGGTTGATTCTATAAAAAGAAGCTTTGATCAAAATGCATTTATCATTAAAGTGACAAACAACAAAGTCGATACGTCATCCGATCAACATATTTCTGAGAATGAATGGTTACAGATCAATGAAAGCGTAGTTATCGAAAACAATGGGACATTTGAAGAGCTACAAGAACGTGTCGATGCATGCATGAAGGCTTATAAACAAATTTAATCAAAACTAATCTTGCGCGTGCCATCATATCGGTTCATATTCTTTACAAATGATTTGCTGAGCTCTATTCGTTTCTTTTTACTTTTTGAGCTGGAATTCATAGTTGACATTGGCTGTTGTTCTTTACTCGAAGATGTTTGCTTCTCAGTTGTTGAAAGTTGCTGTTTAGTCGTATCTAATTTTTTAACATGGTTCTCTTTTTGTGATTGAATCATATCTGTTTCAATCCGCTCAATGTTCAGTGTAATGTATTCTAGAATATCATTTTGAACAATCCATCTGAAAAAGTTGAGCTGCCCAATGGTCGTCTCAATCCACTTGTCTTTCTCATAGAAAAACTTTATCCTGTCGCGCCGCCTGAATGGATCAAACTGTTGTTTAGAATACGCCTTCAGCTGTGATCGATAGCTCAGGTAGACATTAAAGTGAACTATGTTTTTCTCGATTGTTTTTGTGATGATAGTACTATACTTTTTGGAGTAGTTTGTTACAAACCAATCGATAAGTCGGAGCGAAATGTCGGACTTTCCCTCGATGATATGAATAATGCTTTGAATATGCGTCTTTGAAGAATAAAATTTAGCTAATGAGACCATTAAGAGATCCTTGCTGTCTGTTACAGTACTCTTTGAAGAATTCTGAGTTGAAGAAGAAGAAATTACTGGTCCAGAAGACCGCGCAGTTGGTGATGATGCTCTTGATCGCGAATGTGCATTTTGTGGTGCCATCAGCTGGAAGTGCTAGCTTGTACGTGATACACAACTGATTATGATTCAACCGCACTTCTTAAATAGTTTATATGTCTTACAACGCGAAATATTCTCGTTTTGTTGATTAAAATAAATAACATTTAACTCTATAAGATTAGTAGCAGTAGTGACATGGCGGTGATAGTGCCTAGAGAGCATATGATACGAGTAATCATGAGGAGTCACTACACAACAAGAATGTCGAATGCCTATACAAAATATGAAAATGCCTCATTCGCAATACTTGTAAAACAGAATACCACGCTTGTTATTGATAAACGTAAAAGCGTAAATGTCATTTACTTTAACTTGCGTTCAGCATACGATAACCTAGCCTCTACAACGTAATCCTTATTCGCACTCCCCAATTTCAAAGGCACGACGGGACGAGTCGTACTCGATGGTGGTCTGGTTCCATGGAGACACCTGGACGCGAGGGTTGGGAATATCTGAACGGAGTTGATAGTTTGCATTGCGTAGAGATTGGCCTATAGTGTTGATACCAACATGAAAGCCAGCAGTCAAAAAGTTTTGGTCTTGAACATCGCCTTGACCGGCGGGGTTGACTTGTGCCCATTTAGAGTTCGCGGCGTCTTTAGGTAGGAGATCATCCTTTGACAAACGGTCGCGAGGTAGACAGTCGGCAGGGAGCTTGCTCTCGGTTTCAAAGTCGACGGCGCGGTAATCTTCCATGTTTAGTGGTTCGTGAGGGCGAACACCGTTACCTTTTAATTTATTTTCTACACCCGATGCAGGCTGTTTGGCTGCTTTGATCGGTTGTGTAATGACCGGAAGGTTGTTACCAGATGATGGTTCGTATTGTTCAAATAGCTCTTTGCCGACAATTGGTTTGACTTGTTTAACTTCATTGGGAGATGCAAGGGTGGATTTCTGTTGGTATTGAGTGACCAATACAATCAAAATGCCAGCGCAAAGCACGATCAGGATAATGCGAATTGCAAACTTGTTGTCAGATGTAGAAGCCATTTCTCGCGATATTTAATTATAGTAGACAAATTATTTTTCGAGAATTTTCCTGTTACACAGATATTTCTCCAATAACTTCATATAATTCAGTGACCGTTTTTATGCTCGGATTATGTTGAACGCTTTCAAGACCATCTTTTAATTTTGATAAGCTTGTCTCTAAATCTGAAATTTGTTTGGTGGCAATCACACACAGTTCATCTATCATATCTGCAAGTTCTTCCGTGTCAGGGCCCATGACAATTTCTGCTCCATTGGCTCCTATGTTTTCCAGTATTGAATTCTCTTCTAGGTCTGTCTCGTTGCCAGATTCGTCTGAGCTGAACAAATAATCTGCATGTGACACACAAACGTCTTCTAGGCTCCAACCAATGACAAACGATTTTTTGCTGAATCGTAGGTACTTTGCGCGCAACACAATGTCCAGCTGCTGCGTTTTCTTAAAATCTTTTAACTCAAAGCAAGGGTCTTCCAATTTCGTCTTGAATGTCGCGCCATTCTCCTCATCATAGATCAAGTTGCTTATAAAATATTCCTCTACAAGTGCAGGCGTAATTTTGTGAGAAAACCATTCCTCCGCATTTGCAACAGCAACATTCACCATTTGATTTTCAAACTTACGCATTAGTTTCAGTTGTTTCTTTTCAAACTTGAACTGCGCATACATTTCGTACGGGTTCGGTGTTTTGATTAGCAAAATTTTCACTTTGGACAGTGTGAGATTGAGCTTACCGCCGTCATAACTTATTTTGCAAACATTTGTAGAGTCAAAACGACGTGGGGACTTCACCGATATCAAGGAGTAATCAACAGTATCCAATGTACATTTATCACATGACATTATTCTTGCTATGTTGGGGGATTTGTTTATACATTTCACGATTAAAAAGATGACAAACGTAACGCGCATATGTTGTCGTAAAACTAATATGTATGCATTGTAGTGAAGAGTTGAATTTCTCTAATGAATGCTGCTGCCACTAGTCATCCAGTCGTGTATACAAAGCAACAACAAGAACAACAACAAGTTTTTCGAACAAACATACAAACGAATGAACATCAGTCTTTTGTTAACCAACAAAGACCACAACAGACCCTAGAAGAGTCTTCAGCGGCAACAAATATAAACGCATCCACTCAAAACACTTCTGACTATAGATTCATCAAAACATTGTCATCAAAATTCATCACCATGCTTTCCGATGAACTCAAAAAAACAGAAAGTCAACTGCTCATTAAAAAGAACGTAATCCACCCCCTTATAAGTATTCTTTACGTTGAACTTTACCCATATATTATTACGTTGATAGTAGTCATTATACTTATACTTTTTTTGTCATTGCTGACGTTCTTATGCTTCATTCTGTATCATTTCAAGAAGTAGTAGTGTTTACTAACATTAACTGATGTGTTGTAAATATGTGTGAATAACGCAAGTTTTGCTTGATTCGTATCATGCATTGACAAGGAATACCCATCAACGAATTGACTTTCAATAAATGCATGAAGAGAAGCAAAGATTGAATGTAAATGCACACTGTACATTTCTACCCAATGTTCATACCTATACTTCCTGCAATCCTGCAATGTTTGTTGCTTTGGCATCAACAAAGGAATATTGTTATAGCGCTCATTTTCTTCAAAGCATGTCCTAGGTGGTGCAACAAACTTGAACCTATCTCCTGTGGTCTTTTCACACTTATTAATAATGAGTGACATGGTATTGCTACGACTTTGTTTAACCTTCTATCGAATAGAGATGGAAAGTTTAAATAGTATACAATATACAAGGGTTCCTGTTTTTTAGTTGTAACATTTCCCTTTAAATAGATTTCAATAAGTCAACCATGTAACTGTGACTATAGATGTAAATTTCATGCTGAATAGCTAATAGCTAGGGAACGACTGTTGGCTGTATGTATGTGATTTAGCTGTATGAGACAATAAAACAATATAAGACGTGTTAGTCTATTAAAAATAATATGGCTGGCGTTCGTTTTAAGAATGCTCTTCTTTCACATGAGTATAATGTTAATATGAACGACAAGAAGGACAAGAATGACATTGAATGGCAATCAATGGATCGTGTCCACGAGACCTACACAAAACACTTTAATGATCTCTGTACAAACAATGTTCTTGAAAAGGACAGACAAGTTCTAGCAAGTGGCATTGAACGGCATAAAAATGCATTAGCAGATGTTCTGTACAATTTTCATATTGATTATAAGAACTACTGGAGCCAGTTTGGATTTCTGAGCAACTCGTCCTTGAAACAATTTGTTTCTAGCATTGCCCACCACGTTACTATTCATCATAATCAGGAGCACCTTTATTGCCCACCTAATGTAAACAATACCAACAAGTCGCATGAGATTGTGAATGAAGTCTTACAGGTTCCACAAGAGGAATCGTATGATGAATGATGTAGCTTCAAATCAAATGACAATGATACCATGAGCATTGAGCTATAAATAAAATTAAATTAATTATTGTTTTCTGTTGATATTATATATCTATAGGTATGAATTATCCAATGTCATCTTTACAAACTGGTGGAGATTTGTTTTCCGATGTTCGCAGTCTTGCTGTACCCTTTAGCCTTATTCTTGCCCGGATTGGTATTGAGAAAATGAAAGCACAATACAAAACAACTCCAAAAGGCGCCTCTAATAAAAAACAAAGTGAGAAGAAGCCTAAAGCTGTTGCATCAGCTAAGAAAACACCCGCTGTTCGTAAGTCAAAGAAAATGACCGGAGGTTGTGGTTGTTCGGGAGTGAGAGCCCCCATGACTGGAGGAGGCGCTGATAGTATTGAGAATAACGGAAACTTTGTCTTACAAGGTGTCAATGACCTTCTTGGAGGTGGTTTTAAGTGGATGAAGTACTAGGCTACGGCATTCACCTTCTTAACGTATAGGGCATTCTCACATGCCTTAATTAGATCTTCAGTTTTCCTATCAAATCCGCATCCAAGCTCTCTTTTAGCTTTCCATGCACGTGCTAGTGCAAGGATACATGCTTCAACATTGTCTTTTCCGACGTCTGATTGTAGTTGTTGTTTAACGTTAGATGATCGAATAATAATAATGAACCAAATCTCATCATGTGAGAAAGAGCGATGCTGTTGCGGTACCCAAAGCGTCCCTTTATGCTCTACTGCACAAAACAATCTTGGCGCCGCAGCAGTCATGTTAACAACCTTTAAATAATCTCTTATGTAATAATAATCCAGGCAATTGATAAATACTAATGGTTAAATCAAATTTTGATGAAGCTGATCCTGCATTGGCTTCTGTAAGCTCGCTATATGAATTCGATATCACTACCGTCTTTGGTAAAGAGTATGTTGGTATGTTCAATGACCTTGCACGGTTTTTGGTTATTCAGATTGGTATTCAAACAATGCTTTACACGATGGATTCCGATAAGTTCTCAATTCTATCCGCAGATTTCTTTATGCTGCTTCTTTTCATTACCATTGGTGTTCTCTTTTATTGGTTGGTATTTAAGAAAGTGATCACATTCAAATAAACTTATTTCGTTGCCAAGTATTTGAATTTCAAGAAATGTTTTTTATGCAAAATCTTCGAAGATTGCTACTCGATAGCACAACTTACGAAAGGATGAATATAATAGAGGATAACAATGACACATTAAGGGACAATGCACAAAAAGGAAAAACACATTCCCGCAATGTAACAATACAAGTTGTGCGTGACAATATCCTCACGGGAGATTTTTTTGACAAGGGAAACAATGCACAATCCAGTACAGACTACGCAACACTTGGGGATAATGTATTGAATGACTTGGAAGTGCTATCATCTTATTCTAGTGATACCACTAATAATAATGTTATTGACAGTCTTGGGAACAGGTACATGTGCGGGACGCGTGTATACCTTGAGAATATTGTTTCTCATCCTCTCAAGAGCATCGAGAGACTCAAATCACGTCAAGGTGTATTGAAGCAACTGCAAGAAGTGTTTGCTAAGAACAAAGAGTCCGTACACGCATCGTTTAAAATACTGCAAGACTCCGAAGAAGACATATGTTGGCTGTTTTCCGAAAGCCAAAATGAACTGTCGAGCTTATATGATATGGTTTACATCAACTACTGGTTGCTAGGCTCTCTCAACAAGAATGATCATCTGCTCACTAGCTACAACCTGTACCGCATCATAGGCTCACCAATCATTGGCATCGTCTCACCAATCATGTACTTTGTTGTTCCATACCTTGTATTGAGATACAAACTAGGGTTGAAAATACAATTTTTCGATTACATAAAAATGCTTTTTAAGTCCTTTTTTTCGGGCTCAGATATCTTCATGCCTTCCGGATTGAGCAAGATAAAATACATTTCATATGGGTTCACGCTTTTATTCTACTTTCAAAGCTTATTTAACAGTGTTGAAGTTTCAAAAGCAGTCTATAAGCTGAGCAACCTTCTAACTGATCGCGTAAATGGCATTGTTTCATACATCAAGCATTCGTATAAGCTGTATAATGAGTGTTGGACAGACGCACTCCTGGAAGCATTCGATTATAAACTCTCAAACATGCCAAATAACATCCCATACTTCCAAGACGAAAGCTTAAAGCCGTTTTCGATATTTAGAAATTTTGGAAAGCAGCTCTCTATCTTCAAGTTCCTGAAAAAAGAAATGTATGTTCCGCTGCTGCAACGTTCGTACCTTTTGGATGCTCTCCATACAGTTGTCACACTTGTCAGTTCTGATAAACAGTCGCCCTTTACATTCTCATTCGCAGATTTCAAGGAACCATCTCTTGTTGGCGGTCTGGTTGCCAAGCCGCGTGTCGATCTGAAAGGGTTCTACCACCCTTGCTTGGATTGTTCTACAATCGTAACGAACGATCTTACGTTAGGATCGGAAAAACCACAAAACATAATTCTAACAGGGCCGAATGCTGGAGGAAAGAGTACACTCATCAAGTCTTTCATCATATCAATCTTGCTTTCACAAACGTTTACAATATCAAATGCTTACAATTCATCACTTACTCCCTTTGGACAGATCAACACACAGATTAACATTCCAGATTGCAAAGGGAAGCAGTCGTTATTCGAGGCTGAGATGTACAGGTCAAAACATAATTTTGATGTGTTAAAAGCTATGCCAAACAATGAATTTTACCTCATTGCAATGGACGAAATCTTTAGCAGCACAAACCCCATCGAGGGCATTGCAGGAGCATATGCGATTGCTAAGAAACTAGCAGAGTACCCAAATGTCATTTGCATCATCAGCACACACTATGTATACCTCACCAAGCTTGCATCAGAACACAGAGACTTGTTTTGCAAGTACAAGATGAACGTTTTGTTGGACGAATCCGGAAACGTTTTATCGTATCCCTACAAACTATTCACAGGTGTCTCTCGGCAGTACATTGCTCTCGAACTCCTTCGAAAGAACGGCTTTGATGATGACATCATTGAAGAAGCGTTGGGAATTAAAAATAAGTTGAGCATCTGCAATGAGCAAAAAAAGCAGGTAGATGTCAATCCCGATGGAAAGGCAGTCACGATAGCATGTAAGGATGAGAAGGCAGAGGACATGGCTGTACAGGACAGTACTGTTGATATTCGATAGTCAACGATGAAGATGAATCAAGTACTTAAGACTAGGTGTGTTTGTTTCTACATATATTTTGTGTAATTTATCTAAAACATGATGTCCATTACTACAAAATTGCATTTCATTCTCATACTTACAATTATTGGAATCGCTGTATACATGTTTCTCTTATACAAAGAAGTGCGCATTTTTGAACATGACGTGCGTAACCTTCGCACAAAAGTTGCATCTTTAGAACTAGCAATTGGCGAGCGTTGCTTAACGTCGGTCTTTGATTCTGTTCAAAAACAACAAGCACAACAAGTCGCAAGTCCTTCAGTCGATCCTGTGAAAAAAGAGGCAGTTCAAGCGGACGGTGACATCGAACTCAACGAGGATCAACAAGATGATGCCAGTGTGACGAGCAATGAAATTCAAGATTTACTTTCAAACATTCAACAAGTTGATGAGCACGATCACGATCACGATCACGATCACGATCAAGACCAAGATCACGAGGTTGATCCTCCAATTGACATTATAGAGCAACCCGGAAGCGCAACACAGAGTGTGTGTAACGATGACGTTATCGATGACAATGACGTAAAAGAAAGCATCCTGAGGGCACAGATGCATGAAGAAGAGAAACGTGAACAAAAAAATGTTGAAACATTTTCGGAAGACGAATTGAACTCCTTGAAATACAATGAAGTACGTGTTTTGCTCAGAAAGTACGGAATTCAAATGCAAGGCACCAAACAAGACATGATCTCTAGGTATCAGACTCTAATGTCAAGTGTTTCGCATAATGAAGACACCCTTGCATGAAATATTTTTCTGCCACTATTATAACAAGTTCAATTTCAATGAAGATAGACGATTGCAAGGAATGTGCAAGATCATCAGACGCCAAGTACTTTGACTGTCCGCCACGCATGGCAGATGGACGTCATTTCACTGATTTCCGCCCACGTTGCCTTGTCAACAATGCCCCAAACACTAACAGCTATGAATACCGCCAATATCTTATTCACAACGCCGAAAAACTCATAGACACGATGCGCGACACTGCATACGCTAACAATAAATGTGGGCCTTGTGTTGAGCCCTACAAACAGGGCACAATGCTTCCTGAACAATCCACGGTGGAATGTGATGCAAGTGTTTGCAAAGTAGTTACACGCGATCCCAATGGATTGGGTCAGGGCCGCAGCTACAATGGCTCAGGGTACACAAACCCTCAAGAGCAGCTGTTCATTGCCAAACGCGAAGCGGAAAACAAAGCACTCATGCAACGTAACGTAAACTGCTGCACCCCTTTCTCTGACGATGTGCAATATTATCCATTTGATGGGCAGGTTTCAGATGAATACAAAAGGCATGCCGTTCCAAGTGGTGGTACTCCCTTGTCAGGAAGCACCCGCCCCCGTGTGTAAAGATATGTTATAGCTAGCTCTATATGCCTGTAAAGTACATATATATGTATGATCCGTAAGTTGCTCTATTTTTTGAATGAATAATACATGTAAAAAATATACGGTGTATTATAAATGGACGTACGTAGATTTTCAGCGCCAACCTGTAACGGCAACATCGAACGCGTGAGTACAAAAATAGTTGTCAAAGGGACTATCTCAGACAATGTTGTTGATGGGCGCATTCGCTATGTTGCTTCAGCGCCCATTGACAGGCGATCCAGTTTTACCGGCTCGGGTCTTCCATTTGCGAACGCGCAGCAAGCATTTGACAACACCCCCAACAAAGGTAACATCGAGCTTCGATCGAACAACACGTTTGAAATTAAAATCAATGAAATTCCAAACTCGTATTACGCTGGTCTTGGTACGGTCTTGGTCCCGCCTTCCGTATTCATCATGTACCATGATGGAAATGAAATAAAAAAAATGTGTATTCAGATTGCAGAGCCGATCCCCTACCGTATGTTGACATACCCAATGTCAAACACATTTGCACGGAAAGATGCTCAATTCTATGCTGGCGGTTTTGAACTACCTGTTCGCACTCAAGAACAAATCCTTCTTGACAGTTGTTACGACGTTCACGTACCCATGAAGGAAAACTTTTGGGGATTGCGCCCTCGACAATAATCGAAAAGTTTCCGAATAGTATACAATACCTACTACATCAGTTTCAACCAAAATGGAAAGGTAGCCGGGCTCATTAGCCGCGACCCATTAGCCACGAGAAGAACCCAGTCCTGGTTCCTTCCGTCGTGCTTGGGACAGCAGGTTGGTCTGAAGAGTTCTCAAGGAGACTAGGGCTAGGCATTGTTGCTTCTTTCAGAAGTCCATCGTAGTTGTTTGTCACCAAACTCTTATCGTAGAATGTTATGTCATCAGGCGTTGTTTTCTTGTATGGATTCGATACGGTGATATCAGGGTTGGGACACGCGCCACTCTCTTTCAAACTGTTCTTTATTTTGTCAATGTCTGTGCAATCGCAGAGGTTGTATTTCTTTTTAACCTGTGACAATGATTCGATATCCAAGTTTTCTACGTTCAAGCATGCTTTCGATCGGAAGATGTTTACATATGACTTGCATTCCGCGCTCGTGGTGTTAGGATCCCAGCAGCTGCACCGCGGATCAGTGAGATTCTTCGAACAATGAGCGTCGATCGCATCTCTGCATTCGGGACTTGATGCTATAATTTGCTGAAAGTCTGTCCAATCGTTAATTTCACACTTTGAGCAGACAGCTTCTGTGTAGGGACATGCTTTAATGTCATCAATGCTCTGTTGAAAGCTCGAGATAGCTCTCAACATACTCATAAACTCGTCAGTCATCTTGTAGAGTTCCTTGAAAAGGTATTGTTGTAAAAACAGCTCATCGAGTAGATTTATGTTATAGACGCCAAATGCATACACGTTTGCGTTCAGGTTTTTTTCTGTGTTGATCGAGAAACGCTTGTTGGACAATAGAACGGTTGGCTCTGCAAGCTCAGTGTTGACAAGGTTGATTAATGGTGCAGACATCGTAGACATGTCGTACATATTTAGTACTAACCGAGTGTTTGTTTTTGTTACGACAAACATGTATTTGGTTCCTAGGACGATGGGGATGTTAGTTGAACCGGACATACTTGCTGTTGTTGTATGAGACCCAAAGGATAGGTCCATTTGCACATTGTATACGTTGCTAACAACGGGCACAGTGTTAGTCGCGAGTGTGATAGATGTGGTCTTGTCTGTTCCCGACGACTCTTCTTGTGTGGTAGGTAGCAGTGTTGAAGGTTGTGTGAGTGCGATCGGTTGTGGATTGATTGTCAGTGAGACTGCGTTGTTTGACACAGTGTTTCCATAGAGCTTGAACAACTCATATGGTTTGTTGTTGTTTGGAGAAAAGCTATTAAACTTTAGTAGGGTAAACATAGAGAAAGTCCCATTCCCTTGAATTCCAAGCTGATGCGATTCCGGACCGCTAATACTATTCGAAACAAGCTCTAGTCCAACATATCGATTGCTATACGGGATCTCTCCGAAATCTAAATGTGTTTGAGGAAATGTAATCTTGCAAGATTGTGCACTTGATTCACTTTTGAAGAACGGAGATATGTTACGCCAAGTGCGTGTTTGTGTCATTGGCAAAGATGATGTCGAAAACACGCTGTAGTAGAGCGTCAATGCATTGTCGTATGTGATTTGCTGAAGGTTTTCGTCGTAGATGCCATTCAAGAAGTTCCGTAGAGCGATTATGTCTGTGAACCCGGTTTCACGGAGCATGTCATTGATTGTTGTCTTTGGTAATGTTCCAGTGGTGGCAACAACCGCATTTGCACTATCTTTTTCATCAACAAAGTTCTCTTTTTGGTAGTGACTGATTTGACATAATATAGATGCAATTACAAGTAAAACAGTGAGAGTGATTATGAGGTGCTCAAGTTTCTTAATGCGCCTGCTTATAATAAACCACACCAATACAAACCCTACTGCCCAGGCCATCATCTGTGTCCAATGACTTAGGAATGGATGAGCCATGTATGTATCTCTTGTGCTTATATGTAAGAAATATAATTTGGTGTATAACTACTCTTTACACCTTTAAACATTGTAAACGCCGATCAGCCTAGTCCATGTGCTTTTAATTCCATTTATCGCGATGCTTTTGACAGTAATTTGTCATGTACCCTGCATTGTAAGTTTTTTAAATGTTCAAAGGTGTAAAACGATATAAGAACAATCCTATACACGTAAGCAAAAGGAAATGGCAAAGGAAGATAAGCACCGTAGCAGCAAACACAAGTCGTCGGAACGCGAACGTGAGAAGGACAAAGACCGAAAAGACCGAAGCGATAAGGAGAAAAGCAAAGCAGAGTCCAAGGAAGTCAAAGCTGTAATTGTGGGAGACTATGAGAAGAAGGATGCTGAATGCAAAACAGTGAAGCACAAAAAGGTTGCATCTGATACAGAATCCGAGCCGGAGTCTGAAGAATCTGAGGGAAGCTATGACGAAGAAGCATCTGCTGAAGATGACAGAGCTGACTCGGATGACGAACTAATCTCGCTAAGCAGCACTGAAATGCTCAGCAATGATCCCCTCTACTTTGTCCTATCGCGCCTGCTTGTTTCTAAAGACGGTAATAACCTCGTCGATGTGCTTGAAAGCATTAGCAAGAAACTGGACAAACTTATTCAAAAAGCATAAATTTAAAGGTTTATATGATGTGTAAATTCATTATTTTATGTTTATGATATTGCTTTATTTTTCTAGCACATATCCTTTGGGTACACGGATGTTACACTTTTGAATCACTACTTTCTTCCTTGTTGCCTTTGGAACAGGTTCGATTAGCGGAACGACGCATTGTTTGTGAAGTCCTTCCTTGTTGCCGATCACCACTTCGCAAATGAACTTGTAAGCCCTGTCAATTTGCTTGCACGTCTGTGCTCCTGTAATAATAATGCAACCGCTTTGAAAGACAGCAATCGTGATGCGCTTGCATTGGCCGTCGCCAGAACCCGTTCCCTTTCCCGAACACGGAGCAATGCAAGAGCATGTGCCGCTCTTGGTAGGATCGATGGTGTTCCAACAATACTGGATTTTTACTCCAGGATAGATGCAAGGTTCAAAGCTGCTCAGGACACCGTAGTTGCTGTGCAGTAGTTTGCATAATTTGTCGCGTTTAATCGCAAATCCAATTCGGAAGTCAGAGTTAATCAGGCGAATCTGGTAGTCGTTGGGTATCATGGCATCAATGTCGTCGACTACTGTTTCTTCACAATCATCATCTTGTTTTGCACGGATTGCCATGTCACGGATAGACTTGATGAGATATTCCAACGCCCACATGCCTTGTTCAGGCTGCTTCAAGCCCGTCATTTGAACATTTCCGTTGCGAAAGACTTTCATGTTTGCGCAATTGAATGTGTCGGTTGCCTCTTTGTAGCACCTCAGGATGACCGTAGCTTGGTTGTCAAATCTTTTGCCTTCCTGTTTCTTCCTACGTGTCACCGTCATTTTTTTGTGGAACCCTTTGCAAAATGTCTCTGCTTTTTTCTTGCCGTATTCGATATACATGTAGCCATCGTTTTTGTTGGCAGTATCGTTGTTATCAATAATTTCAATGTACTTGTAGAACAACGGCAGATTCACATGTGTATTGATACTCCCGGTTGCAGTGATAGTCGAGATTTTGTAAGGAGTTGGTTTCACACACTCGCTCTCAACATTTGAAGCCTGCTCCATCTTGGCCTGTTGCATTTGCAGACCTAGGTGTCACTTAAATGATTTCAAATTATTTCTTTAAGTGTCTTTACATATTTAAGGAACTGTATTTTCTCTTTCAAATTCGTCGTCTCTCACACTCTCACACTCTCACAACAAAAAACACTATGAGTAAACTACCGATGATGAAGTTAGTCCATATCACTATCAAATCCATCAAACTCACTGTCCAGGCGTAAAAGGTTGCTGAGTAGGTTTGGCTTGGTTTTAATCTTTATCGACTTGCTCGTTTTTGTAAACAATACAATGTCCAACCCACCAGATGCACAAGCATTGTACAAATCGCGTCTGTTCACTTTTGCAACATTGACATTGCATTTTGTTTGGAATGTTTTCAATGTGCCTTTGAACTGTTCTGCTTCCTTTGGGCGCGTGAATGCAACAATGCTAGGTTTCCTGTTTTCAACCCCGTTGTTTATCGAGAAACATGTGTTTGACTCCTTTCTGTGAAGAATATAGATGCGGCTCATTTTTACTTTGGTAGTACATTACTAATTATAGCATTCAAATTATAAATCAGCCAGCAAACACCCGCCTAGACAGAGCTGTCATTAGCTTTCATCAGCCAATATGTTTCCATAATGCCCTTGCCTTTGATATCGATAGACGGATCACGCTTAATTATTGTAAATTCTTTGAAACGTGACAATACCCGGGCAGTTGATTTTGAGATGTGGATCATATTGGGCAGGCCATGCGACTCCATTCTGCTTGCCGTATTTACAACGTCACCAAAAGGAGAGTAATGAGGAACAGAGTGCCCAATGACACATCCCATAACTGGGCCAGTATTCATTCCAATCTTAACATTTAAACAGCCATCATAATCCTGTATTCTAATTTTGTTGACCTCTTCCAACATGTCAAATGCAAGCATTGCCATTCGAAATGCTGCAGCCCCAAAATCTTCTTTTATAGGACATCCTGCCATGCACATGAATGCATCCCCAATTATACATGTTTTGTAAACCTGGTGTTTTTCTACGAGGTCGTCGAATTTACTGTACAGAATGTGCAACATGTCAACAATTCCTTCAGTATGTATCACCTGAAAAAGCTTCGTAAAGCCACAAATATCACAGAATAGAATTGTGACATCTTCAAAATGCTCTTTGATTTCTTTACCTCTCATGACATCCTTTACTACGTGTCTTGGTATGAATTGTTCGACGAGCAACAGAAACTTGTGTCTTTGCAAAAGCATCATAAACACAAACACAGCTGTAATTGATGTCAAGCACAATGATAATGATATGAATACAATAGTATGAACATTTGTGCTTGCCCTGAACAAAGCTTGCTCATCTAACATGTCATTCACATTAAAAGGCATTGATGCATTTGCAATGCATTGGGAGCTGTCTCTGTATATCTCAATGTTGGTCTTGTACTCGAGTAGTGTCTGTGTTTGTTGCAGCACAAAACAATACGCATCAGACAATTTACTCGAGAGTGTGTTATGACGCGTCTGTACAGTGTGAAAAACCCATACAAAGTACCCAACAAAGACTGAAAATATTATTAATGGCCACAAAACAAGCCTGTGGCACGTGTTTAGCCACCATAATTTGCTTGGTGATACCATGTTTGTTCTTTTATGTTTGTTGTTCGAATAGAACATGTTTTGAAATGTTAAAGCAAGGTCGCTTCCATTTATTTTGTTTCGAAGCATTCGCACTTCATTTTTAAGATCCTTCATTGAAAGTGGGGTGTTTCGAGACTTGCTCATACTAAAGTCTTCTATGTTCATATTCACGTGTCTTAAAGATCCGTCATTTTGAGATACAACATCATTGAATTGATCTACTGTCAAATGTAGATTGTATCCCAATGATTTGTTCACTGTTGACTTGCCTTGTCCCCCTTGTGAAGTGTATATTGTCAAGTAATCTACAGTCGGACTCAATAAAGAAATTAATCGCATAAATGAGGGTGCATCGATATCGACACTACACGAAGCTCTCCTCGGCCTGTTGCTCAGTGGTGTAAACATTATATTTGGAGGCCGAGAAGACAAGCTCAGCCTCTCCTTGCGATTGGTCTGAATTTGTGGCTGCTTGATGTAACTCCTAGGTTCTTCTAAGATTTCCTCATTCATCCTTTAACTAAATTATTTTTCTATTTATTTCTTAGGAGCCCGCTTTGCTGAACTTTTCTTTTTTCCAGACACGCTCTTCTTGCCGCCAGCATCATCAGTGTTCTTTTCAAGGTGTGCGTTATAGAAGCTTTCATACTCCACCTTGAGCTCTTCAAGCTCCTCCATCCAAATTTCAGCTTCTGTCTTGTTCTCGTACGCTTCAAGTTCAGCCATTAGCTTTGCTATCTGTGCTTGCAGCTCCTCAAACTTCTCCTTTGTAAAGTTGTAGATCGGCATCCTGAGAAGGAACTCGTATCCGCTTGAGCATTCTTCCGACCCGGAAAACACCTTGTGGTATTTCTTCTTTTCAAGCTGCTTTTCGACAGTAGCCTTTGGAACACCCATGACTCGCAACGTCGCATCAATAACTTCGCTGATCATCGACGATTTTGCACCGAGTACCTTGATCTCCTCATTCAAATCCTCGATGATGCGCTTCTTCCTTTCGACATAGAAACTGTACCTCGTTGTGTAGAAGTCCGATAGAATCTGATTAATGCTCGCATACTTTTTGATTACTCCGTGGGCATCAAACAAATGCATGTTTGTCGTGCTCAGGTTTTTGGAGCAAAGCTTGAACTCCTTTTCTAGTACATCAGCTGTTGCTGTGAATTTAGCGAGTTGGTTTGCTTGAAAATGAAGGATAAACTTGATTACGCTATTGGTATAGTGTGACTCATAGTCTTTAAGAATCTTAGGATTCTTTTCAAGATACTCTTCAAGAAATGCCTTGTAGTCCTCTGTCCAAGTTCCAATTGGCAGTTCAGTCACTTCGATTGATTTATCGTTGATGATGTTGTAACAACCTTTGGAGACATAAGTTCCACTTTTACCTTCAACTTCTTCGATTGTTCCAATAAATCCTCGATACCATGGTATGGGGTTACCCGAGTCCTCAATGGGCCCGCCTTTTTCAATGCACTGCTTGACCATCTCAATCACATCCAGTGGGTTGTAGCATGGAATGTTTGTAGAAAATCCGGTTCCAATTCCACAGGCACCGTTGATAAGCACCATCGGAATGATAGGAACATAGTAAGAGGGTTCAACCTTGAACCCATCGTCTTCAAGATAGTTGAGCAAACCCAGATCCTCTTTCCTGAAAATCTTACCGGTGATGTCTTCGAGGTGTGTGAAGATATACCTCGGTGCACTTGCATCTTTTCCTCCAATGCGGCGCGTTCCAAACATACCACTTGGATGCAGCATTTGGATGTTGTTGGCTCCTACAAAGTCCTGAGCCATGCATATGATTGCCCCCTGTAAACTCGCTTCACCATGGTGGTAGGCCGCATGTTCGCTAACATATCCTGCAAGCTGGGCTACCTTGATTTCCTCGTGCAACTTCCTTTTGAAACACGAATACAAGATCTTGCGCTGGCTTGGTTTGAGCCCATCCACCATGCATGGAATCGACCTCTTCACATCGTAGACAGAGAAATGGATAAGTTCCCTGTTGATAAAGTCTTGGTAAGACACGTGTTCTTTTGACTCCTTCATGACGATGGAAGAATCTGGATCGTACTCAGTCAACCATTTCTTGCGATCGTCGGCGCGCTTCTTGTTGAACGCCAGGTCCATTGTCATATTGCTATCGTCTCCCGTATAATCATACGTCACCAAATGCATGTTCTTGAAATAATCAACAGCTTCCTCTTCGTTTGAAGTGCCAAGACCCTTGTAGTATTTGATGTGCCATCCCTTTCCTCCGTCATTTGCTTGCATCCACGCCTGGTACTCGACCATGTTGTAAAAACATTGCTTTTCGCCTCTCTTGTTAGAAACCTTGACAATAGGTGTGAGTAGGCTTGTGATAAACTCAGGTGTCTTCAACAAAGAAGGCCATAGCGTATGGAATAAGTTCATGATCAAGCCGCGGATGTGCGAACCGTCGTGATCTTGGTCGGACATTATCATAATCTTTCCATACCTCAGGTCATCGAGGCTGTTGTATGATTTGCCAGACTCTAAGCCAAGGATTTTCTTGATGTTCTGGATTTCTTCATTCTCCATGAGTTTCTTCATTGTCACATCCTTCACATTCATTAGCTTTCCTCGCAGAGGGAATACTCCATAGCGATCCCTACCTACTACAGAAAGACCAGTGAGAGCCGTAGACTTTGCTGAATCACCCTCTGTAAGGATCAAAACACACTCCTTGGACTTTGGTGTTCCTGACCAGTTCGCATCATCTAACTTGATCAGACCCCTGATCTTAATTTGCTTCTTTCCATCAGTTTTCTTTATGTTTTGTTGGTTTGACTTTTCGCACATTGCAAGTGCTCTCTCAACAAGCTCTGTCTTGTATAGCTTTTCAATGAACTTGTCATCTATCTCGGCTTTGCTCCCAAACTTTGACACAGGAGAGGTAAGAGCATCCTTTGACTGGCTGTCGAATGATGGGTTCACAATTGTACTTTTGACAAACAACATGAGATGGTTTTTTATGTGGGCAGGTTTGATGTCAGTGTCCTTCTTCTTCTTGTTGACCAAATCAATAAGTTTACTTGTAATTTGGTTCGCTATGTAATCTACATGCTTGCCACCTTTGATTGTCCAAATGCCGTTCACAAAAGACACTTGCTCGAATCCCAATTGTTCCGTGTATGATGCAACAATCTCCCATCGCTCGTTGATTTTTTCGTAAATCCTCGGGTGCTCGGTGCGCGACCCTAGGTAGAGATCAACATACCTTTCAAACGTCTTGATCTCCAACTTCTCTCCATTAAGGAACACGTTAACATCAGGATCCGTCATGGCACACATATCGTAACAACGCTTGACAAAAAGCTCGTACATGTCCTCCGATAAACCTTTCTTCATACTGAACCTCTCGTAATCAGGTGTGAATGTAATGGTGGTGTATGGTTTCTTGGCGCAATACTTAATAGTGGGCTGTGTTTTTTTTGACATGTTCTCGGTAAACTCTTGATGGTACATTCTCTTTCGTGTTGCGTCAACAGTCTCTAGCACAAATGACTTTGAAAAGATGTTGCACGCCTTTGCTCCAATGCCGTTTTGACCACCGATAACCTTTTCTTCCTTGTCATCATAGTTTGTAGATGTAAGCATGTAGCCAAAAATGAGTTCGGGAATGTAAATTTTATGTTCAGGGTGCTCTTCAATCTCAATACCATCACCATCGTTCGTGACAGAAACAATTCCTTTTTCTTTATCGATGACAACACGAATGTTTTTAACAAGATTGACATCTGTTCGTTCGCCACCTTGCGCTGCCTTCATGTTCTTTAAACGAGTACAATGATCTATGGCATTCACAAGGATCTCGTCAAAGATCTTGTACAGTCCAGGGACAATCTTGATTTCTTTCTTAATCATGCGCTTAGAGTCTGAGCAGAAAACCCATGTATTGTATACGTCTTCTTCAATTGACCCAATGTACATACCCGGTCTCGACAAGACATGTTCGCGATGATCGAGTTTCTTATATTTGTTCTGAATGTATTCAGAATCCATCGCTGTGGATGAGTGTCTTATGATGATGATGATGATGATGATGACACGTTCAAGTCTTATACTCTTTCAATTTTTGAGATTTCGTAATCACGTCTGTTAAATAAACAATAAACCATTTGCATTTGAAAATGAAAATAAAAATAAAAAAAGAACTATTGCTAATTCTAATGGTTATTAACTGTTTTGCTTTTAAGTGAGATATGTGAGAAAATAACAACCAATATTAGAATTGTCAGATTTGCTATTCCGCAACCAATGTATTTATTATCGAAATAACATACCTTCAAGATGTTTGAAAACACATCAGTGTCACCCCGTTGTTCTCGAAGACATGCGTTATATATGCTAGAAATAAGAAATACAACAAAGACTAAACCTAAGAAAAATATTTTTTGATTTATTGTTCTGAGTTTCAATATGACTATTATAATCAGTACAGTGTTACATATGAAGTCAGACACATGATCATATATGGATCCGAAATCGCTTGACATATTATATTTTCTTGCAAAATGGCCGTCGAGACAGTCTAACATGTATCCTATAGCCCAAAGAAGTGCGAAAATTGTCAATTGATTTTTAAAAAGATAGAATAGGGCGACTAACCTGACAATGAATGAGTATGTTGTAATGAGATTAGGTGTATGTTTTGTCTTGTGAAACAAAGGAGCAATTGTTTCACTAGTCCTGTACATTAATTTGTCGATAGGATCCATATTTTATTTGAAACATTTTTTTATTTTTTTATTGAATGATCATTATATCTATCCGCATTTTACTTAATATAAAGCATTCGTTTATCATCGCTGCATTCTCGCTTTTTACATATACACTATATCCTCGTATATCGTTTTACTTATTATTCATTAGTCGTTGATATATATTTTATTGTTGTTGATTCAGAATTATGTTAAAAGTATCTAGTATTGAAATTTGTAAGGCCTCATTTTGTATTTTGAAATGTAAAAAACAATTAGGGGGGGGGGGGTAAAACCAAAAATATCCTCAAAAGACCAGTAGTTCAGAGTATAAGACGTATTTTTGCGCCTTTATTTGCCTTTATTGGACTTTATTTGCCTTTATTTGACTTTAATTGCCAGTAAAAAATAATATAAAACACCGTTACAAAATCAATCTTTTAAAAGACTATTTTAACCTATAATTGCCTTTAATTGCCTTTAAACAGAATATATATAAAGTGAATTCGGAAAGGTAGTTCATGGATAAGGTTGTGATCAGGAGACAGAAGAAAGATCCTTACACGTGTCCAAGATGCGCGTATATGACAACACGTAAGAGCCACATGCACCAACATATGTATTTAACAAAAAAACAATGTCCGTGCACCGCTTCTAATATTGAGCTCACTGATGAAATAAAAAATCACATTCTCGAAAACAGAATATATAGTCCCGTAGTACATCGCGAACAAGTCCCGTCTCAAACACAGATAATCAACAACTACAACACTATGAATAACTTCATAAATGCTATTGATCCGTTGAAAAAAATTCAAGACTACATCAAGCATAAAAACATTCCTCTGATCTCATTTGATCGGTCAGTTGAACTCAAATACAAAAAGACTCGGCAAAAGCTGGAACGTGGGCAAGGCACTCACAGCATGAGTCAAGACGATATATTTGAGATTCTCGATAACGTAACAAAAGTAGCGAGCGAATCACTGGAAGACTTCAACTACTTCTACGATTCAAACGTGAAGAAGCTCATCATGTATGAAAGCGGTGATTGGAAAGAAATGTATGTATCATCGGGGCTCAAAATGACGATCAGGACGATCAAAGAGTACCTATGGGATGCGTACGAGTGCTATCTAATAAAGAAAATGAGAACCATAGCAAATCTTCACGACAAGCAAAAGCTCAAGGAATTGCTGCAGGAATATTATACATTTCTGGGTTGCATGGATGTAGATCCTTTTGTAAAGGACAGTTATAACAATAAGATCCTCTTCACGCCTGACGACGACGAGTATTGGAACGTGCCGTCGAATCGAGACACTAACGCATGGTCTATAGCTGAAGAGAACATGAAGATCTATAACAAGGTGAAGGATGACATTACGAACAAGCAGAAAGATAAGATGAAGAACAATCTTCTGGATGTTATAAAAACAAATAGCAAGAGAAACGTGAGTGAATTGAACAAGGTTGTGATCTCATTAATCAACGTGGATGCAGAGTTCAAAAGGGACATGATGAGCCTTTCTTAAGTGTATCATCTTGCTTTTCACTCCTGTTTTTTTATGAAAACTCAGGATGCGAATGCTCAAGCCATATGTTCATACTGAGGATGGTTTGCAGTGGTTTTGGTAATCATCACCCCCGTAAGCTTGCTTCCACGGTTAGTGGACATGATATGCCCCAAGATATCTGCAAGGTTCTGATGAATGCTCATGCGCACTAGAGCGTTAGCACCCTTTGATAGCGCCAGAGGTGTTTTGGCCGAGCGACGGTTGTTGTATTCGGCCATGACTGCGTCTACCATGTCGGAAGTTACGATCGTTTTGAGTTTGGGGTACCCACCGATCTGTCCATCAAAGATGTTATGACCAACACGGGTCAATGTCGGGTCGCTGAATGCATGCGTCTCGCCTGGGGCCACTACCTCTTGAGTGAAGTAGCTTCCGCTGTTAATCCCAAAGTATTCGGAAGGCAAGACTGCTTTTCCGCCTACCTGTTTGCCAGGAGAAGCACGGGGCTTGGCTTGTATGATCATTTTGCGCATGAGCTGGTCAACTGCCTTGAAATGTGATGCTTTAATGGTTTTGCAGTTGCATGCATCAGCAACATAACGAGCATTGTTGATCATGTTCGACACGAGACGTTTTACAATACGTATAAGCGTCGATTTTACACGCCCGTCAAACTCGTTAAACCCATGTGATTGTAAGTACTGGGCAAGCTTTTGCTCTTTGAATTCCATACCTTGCGTTTGTCTATAAATGTATATTAGATTTTAAAATATTGTATGATGATAGCAGTAACCCAACCATTAACATTAGATGAACAATGGTCGTGTATCAGATATCAACGACGGTGTAAATTCATCTGTCTTGTTAGATCGGGTGGATCGCGCAACGCCCCATCAATCTGTGTTTGATGCAGAGATGACGAAAGGAATACGGGGAACTACAGAAGTTGGCAAACTATTCTTTAGTTCATTGAACTTGGATGCACTCCAAGACGGAATCAGGTACAGCGTGTTTAAGAAATCATGTCAGAAACATACCATTGGAAGGCAGTCAGACGATGAACTCAAGGTTGTAATGAGGTCCGTGTTTTTACAACACTCTAAGAACTTATCATACGACATCGTGGAACAGGTTCGTGAGCTGAATGGACGTGTGCTCGATTATGCCGTAAACACAATTCTTAAAGAGCTGGATATGTACATTGGATATCGGAAGGATCAAGCTTCGCTTCCCATGCCTTTGGACCGGGGGCAAAACGAAAGCGTTACAGGTTTGAAGTCCAATGAGTTCAAGACATTTTAGGTTGTATACTACTTTTTATCTTTCTTAAACTTAATAGAAGTCCAATTTTAGCTTTAAAAATGTCTGGCGTGCAGAATTATTTAAATACAATCATATTCTGTGTCGTGTCAAAAACGCTCGCGGTCCTTATCCTTGGGCTGCTCGTTTTCGAAAAAGTCCGACAGTATGCTATTTTATTGTTGACGATTGAGATAGGCTTGGCGACAATTATCATTTGGTCTGTCTGGAAAATTTCCCGTTACGATAAGCGCATTGCGCAAGAAGCAGAGGATATGAAAAAGAGCATATTGACTTCCGTAGCATGCCCCGACTATTATACACGATCCACAAATGCCGACATGTCTGGGTCTATCTGCACAAACACGTACGTCACCCCTGATCAAAAGTTCACTTACAAGTTTTTAGACAGTGACAAGCAACAAGAAATTGATTCAATTGACGTTGACAGTTTGTTTCATAAGAAAACTGTAGACGATGCATGCTCTGTGCTCGTAAGTTCTGAATCGGAAGACAAGTATCCAATTCCTTGGACGGATTTGCGCTCAAAGTGTTCCGACATGCTGATGTTCTAAATTATAAAGATTGATTTTAATTCAATTCCATTTACCATTTAAAGGTGACATAAATAGATCGCCACCCAGGAACTTATCATGGATGTTGTATCGTTTCTAGAAAAGCACGCCCCAAAGTCGCTCAACGATTTCTTAGGAAATCGGCTGCAAAAGCAGTTGATGCGCGAATTCATCAAGGGTGACGAATGCTGTAAAATTCTGATAGGGCCATCTGGATGTGGAAAGTCTAAGTTTTGTGAGCTTCTGTTCAAGGAAGCTAACTATAATGTTATTCGCCCAGCTTACGACACCTTTCTATCTCACAAAGATTTCGTTCAATTCATCGAAATATCTGCAAAAACAACGACGATCCTTGATATTGTACAGAAAAAGAAGAAAATTCTGTTCCTCGATGACGTGGATGTTCTTTTATCGCAAGATAGGTATGCAGCCACCTACCTAACCTCCCTCATCCAGAAGATTCAAAGCAAACAGTACAACATAAAACTTGTGATAACATGCGTAGCTGCCGAGGAGAAGAAGCTTACGGACATCAAGAAAAAGGTTGACCATTTGAAGCTCCATGTTCCCACTCTTGGAGATTGCCTACTGTACATCATGGGTATTCTAGATGCCGAAGGTTATGAAGTAGAAGAGGAAAGTTTGGTGGAACTCATAAAAACTATGCAATTCAACATTCGAAACATTCTTGTCAACATCTTTACATGCAGCGACATGGAGAATGAAGCAAATCAGAGAGCTTACTACGACATGAACATTTTTGAAGTCGTAGGACAGGTCTTCAACAATTCGAAAAAAGGGTTTGATGACCTGGACATTGCACTCTCTTCAGACCCTACACTCATTAGCTATATGATGTACGACAACTTTAAAGAATATATTAGATCTTGCTACACATTCACAGACGACCATTATACGACATGTATTATGAACGTGATGAAGTTTTATATGGATAGCTCAATCATTGAAGCTGAAGCGTATGTCACAAATGAATGGGAGAATATTGAAACTGCAAATCTTATTAAATGCGGATCAATCCGTGCATTTCAAAACAGCATCGCCAAGAAACCTCTAGGATCGAAACAACCGTACAAGATTTGCTACACGACGATCATGACGCGTTCTTCGCAACACTATTGCAACATGAAAAAGGTTGAACGGTTTGCGGCGAGGAATGAAATCGACTTTCATAATATGGCCTTGCTTTCCGAAATCGCATTTGAAAATTGCAAGGAAAAAACCTGGAAGAACATAAGCAAGGATGATGATGGAACAATCATCACAAGCTACATGTCAAACGTATGCACAAAAGAGGGCAAGGTACATGGAAGGAGAGTACGAAGAGCATGTCAAAAAACACTAACAAACTAGCTGTTATCTTTATACGTACTTCTAGACACAGAACATAGAAAATAAAATGTTAGTAGTGAGTAGAAAAGTATCATTATGGTTGACAATGCTCAAAGTGTAGGAGCAGCAGCAGGAGCAGCAGGAGCAGAAGGAGCAGCAGGAGCAGCAGGAGCAGCAGGAGCAGAAGTAGCAGGAACAGAAGTAGCAGCTGGATCGACACCTGGAGAATCGGGAATGGTTGACAACGCAATGACATCAGATTTCTGGAGTATCTTCAAGATCATAGCAATCATTGCAGTCATGTTGCTAATTGTGTTGGTGACGCTTTACCTCGTCAATATAATACGTTCAAATAGCTTAAAAACGGTCAAGCTGCTATCAAATGTCCTGGCTCTTGACAACCGTCAACTGTTGCCACACATCATTCCAGCCAGTTTAATGTCGGCTCCCTCCCGAGGACAAGAATACTCATTCAACTTTTGGATTTACTTGTCGGACACATACGATACGACCAGCGATTACAAGATTATTTTCCAACGAGGAACATCTGTGGCAATGAACGGTACCACATTACCGAATACCTTTGCATCACGCACAGGACCAATTGTTGTAATGGACAAGGCTTCCAACAAAATGATGTTTGCAGTGAATACATCCTTTGTAGATAGGGAAATGCAGTTGAGCCAAATCTTTACGCAAGATCCAATTACAAAACGATACCGTGAACCTTTCCTCATCACTGCTATCGATTACGTACCTCTTCAACGGTGGGTTAACATTACTTTGAGTGTTCGAGATAACTCCCTTGCAGTGTATATGGACGGCGATCTCTATTCCATAGTTACTACAAATGATGTTGTGAAAAACAACAAAAACCCATTCTTGCGCATGCCTGTTGGAGATGTATCGATTGGAAATTCTGTAAATGGGACCCGTGGCTTCATCTCCAAATTCACCTACTACAACTACAGCCTCACCCAAAATAACATTCAAAAGATTTACAATGCTGGTCCCACAAACACGACATTCCTTTCATGGTTTGGGCTCTCCCGTTACGGTGTCAGGAGCCCCATCTATGAAGTTGACACTTGATAGGGTTTAGGGTTAGAAGTTAGGTTGATAATTTGTTTATTTTGCTTTCGAAGTTCTAGTTTTAGAGAATGTCAACAAGGTACTTGAAAAGAAGAGTGTAAATCTTTTTCTTTGAAGTAAGTAATAGTAAAGTTCAGATAAGTATGGCTGAAAAACAGACCCTTACGTCTATGATCATCCAGGTAGGAGCTGGGCTTGTGATTACGTACATCATTTATGTATGCGCACTGTTTGCATTGAAGTCAGACAAGATGATGATCGATGAACTCTACGATCAAAATCTTAAACGAGAGGTTCAGATTGTGAACGGAATGATGAGCAGTGGAGAACAAGTAGGATACGGGAATAGGTGGAACACAGTCCTCCCATTTTCATCAACATACCTCCCAATCAAGCCCTCTGTGAATATTAAAGGTGGTGCACAGTTCACATATAGCTTTTGGTTGTATGTTGGCAACCCGGGAGCTGCGGTTGGCAAGACGATTCTCTTGAAAGGGGATAACAAAATGTACAAGTATCAAATGACTGAAAATAAGATTAATTATAGATCAAAAGAAATAACACAAAAGTCTTCGGTCATAAAGCATGACCGAGTAGTGATGTGTCCTATGATTTCTTTTGGAGATGAAGAGATGGAGTTTGTCGTGACATTTAACACATTGCAAAATATAAACGAAAAGTTGAAAGTTTCGAGGGTTGTAGATGAAAACAGTCTGTTCCGTAACAATATTACGAGTTTGTTCCCAAAACAGTGGGTGATGATTACCGTCGTCTTTGAGGATCATGTCCCTATAAACGATTTTGAAGAAGGTGTTAGTGTAAAGTTCTACATTGGCGAAGCTCTCTACCAGACAGGCAAATTTGCTAGTACCCTGAGACAGAACCACGGTGACCTATACATTTTCCCCGAGGAGATTCCGATTGCGGACTGTAAGATCGCAGACCTGAAGTATTACAACTATGCGCTCCCCGACACTGAGATCTTTAGGCTGTCCAAGAAAGCTCCGACGTTGGTGCCTGCTACTGCAAACAAGAGCAACGCATTTACTCCGTTGGCAATTTCCGATTACAACTATATGGACATGTTCAATCGCTAGTAATCTAAATAAATTTAAAACAGCGGATAATATACTATTATTACAGGATGGGGTTCTCAACAATTCTTATCATATGTATGTTGCTGGCATTCGTTGGCTACACACTTGATGTTTTAAATCGTGTCATTGTTGATATAAAATTCATAAAACTTAAAGTTCAGAAACTTGATTAAATATTATTTTCTCTGAATTCTGTAATTCAAGTCCCTCTTAAAAAGATGCAATATCAACAAATTCAGGGACTTGATTGAATACTATTTTCTCTGAATTATGTAATACAAGTCTCTCTTAGAAAGATGCAATATCAACAAGGAACTGTACAAGGACCGCAACACACTCCGATAATAATAAGTTTAAATGCCCTAAAAGATGCTGCAAATAAAAAACACAAACAGATAGAGGAAGTGTATAACCATTACCAAAATGTAGTTGCAAAGCTAGCTACGCTTAACACAATCATTAATGAAAACATGAACATTGTTATCAGCGTCGGAAGCTTCCTTGAAGGACTTCAACAATCCCTAGATCAAGATATTTCACCTGAAAGTATTAATAATATAAGAGCTGAAATTGAAGGAAGGCTTTCACAAATGAAAGCAGCTCTTGGTCAACAACGTTTGAGTCTAGATCCGGGTCCTAAACCCATATAAATGATCTTGATTGTAAAGCAGAAAATTTGATACATATTAAGATATATAAATGTTCTTCGTTCAAGAGTTGAATGTACTAGTCACAACAACGACATGACGTTAAATATGATTATAGGTCCAATGTTTTCTGGCAAGTCTTCTGAGCTCCTCCATCGCATAAGAATGGACAGGATGATGGGCAAGCAAACAATGATCATATCTCATTCGCTTGACAAAAGGTATTCAGAGGAGCATGTTGTAACACACAACAAAGACAAGGAGAGATGCATTTCAGTAAGTTCACTCAGTCCACTGCTAAGTTCTCCCGAATTCCTCCAAGCAGACTCGGTTTTCATTGAGGAAGGCCAGTTCTTCGACGACATTAGCGAGTTTGTACATATTGCTGTTGACTTTTACTCAAAATCACTGACAATAGCGGCCCTTGACGGAAATTCAAAAAGAGAACCATTCAGAAATATCACAGACCTCATCGCATTTGCGGATGACGTAAAAAGGTACACTGCGCTCTGTATGTTGTGTAAAAATGGCACACGTGCACCGTTCAGCTTTTGCCACAAGCAAAGTAACATGAACACAGAGTCCAACATTTTGGTTGGAGCTGAAAACTTTTACCAAAGCGTATGCCGTGTGCACTACTTGCAGTTGGAAAAACTATAGGTGGGTCGAGAACAGGTTTGTTGAGATGTATGTGTTATATGATCGAAAACTAAAAAACGTTTACTTTTTCTTCCATATTGAATCTGGTATAAAGCTATCGCTACTAAATGAATAAAGGCTGACAATCTTAGTTCAATTCAAAAAGAGTGTCATGGAAGCTTTGGGAAAGAAAGTGACGTTGGCTGATACTGTAGTACCTACACAAGTTGTACGTAGGGGCAGGAAGCCAAAGGTTAATGAGCAAGTAACGCATTGTTTTGCGACAACGCAAACAAATGGAAATGTAGCTGACTGTTTCCTTCAAGCAAAAGAAAAGGAAAAGGAAAAGGAAAAGGAAAAGGCAAAGGCAAAGGCAAAGGCAGATCAAGATATTACAAAAGTCCTTGACGATGCGCTAGCTGAAGATAATACGAATGGTGTTGCAGGAGCCAACTCTAAGAAGTCCCGTAGAGGCAGGAAGCCAAAGGTTGTATACAACGGTTTTGAAAATGTTGAAACACTCCAAATGCTATCTGATGACGAGAATGTTATAATGAAACTCAACGTTAACAACCAGCAAATGTTGGATGACCAATCTGTTGTAGATGAAGATACCTTTTCAGTTCCAGACGCTTATAATGTTAATGATGCATGCAATGCATTTTCTAAACCAGTAGACATCGGTACATTCGAGAGCATGGACATAGACATAGACTCATATTATAATACTGATGTTGCAAGTGTTACTCAACCAGGCTTGAAAGTTGTGAATCTCTTGAAGGACTTTGAGGAAAAGAACAAGAATGACGAATGGCCATCAAACACTTCTATTGTATGCTATTGGTGCTGTCACAGATTTGAAAATGCTCCGTTTGGAATTCCTGTCAAGTACACAAACGAAAAGTTTCACGTCTATGGCTGCTTTTGTAGCCTTGAGTGTGCTGCATCATACAACCTGGCAAGCAAAGAGTCAATTGACGAGATGTGGGAACGCTACAACCTCATCAACCTTCTTTCTCGCAGGATTGGATACTCTCTGAACTATATCAAGCCGGCACCTAACCGACTTGCCCTGAAGATGTTCGGAGGCTACCTCAGCATCGAAGAGTTCAGAAGATATACACAGACAAACAAACTAGTAAACATTAACTTCCCTCCAATGATGACAATGACGCAACAAATTGAAGAGATCAATGAGTCCGATATCAACAATGATTACAAGTATATTCCTCTTGACACAGACCGTATCAATAAGTATAAAGAAAAGATTAAACTAAAGAGGACAAAGCCCCTGCACGACTTTAAAAATACTCTGGACCATGCAATGAACTTAAAGTTTGGTGCTTGAAGGGGTCCATACGATCTTGCGTTTCCCGTCGTCTTTTTTCTCATAGTATCCAACTTCTTCGCCGATCTCACCATCATCCAGCTGCTCATAAATCTTCATTTCTTCATTATCAGACACATAGTACATAATGCCTTTTATTTTCTTTTCGTAAACATTGAGCTCTGGAATGTCTTCTTCCACGTCCTCTGTATTTACTTCTGTGGCTTCTTTCTCCCCCTCATCACTCTCCTTTTTATCATCTGTGTGTTCAATATGTATTGACAACATTGCAGTATTAACTAGAGGGCTAAGTGCAGGAGGAGGAGCTTCAACAACGACTTGTTCATTTTGTGTTTTTTGTGCCCAACCCAACTTGGACAAACTCAACTTGCTCAAACCAACTTGAGACTGTAGGTATTCGAGCTCTCGCTTCAAGCGAGCATTCTCCTTCTCATACATTATGATTTGTGAGACTTTAAAAAATGACTTATTCTCTTCAACCATCTTAACGTTTTCATGCTCAAGATCGGATATTGTTTTTAGAAGATTGGTCTTTTCCATGAGCGCCATCTCCCTCTCTACTTTTATGTTTGTCGTAATTTCAATCATTGATGTGACTAGCAGTTGTTGCTTACCAATTTCGACATTTAAACTCTCAATTGTTTGTTTCTCTGTTGAAAGCAGCTTTGTTAATGCTTCCACATCGTTTTGTAACTTGACAATCGTAGCTTTGCTTCCAACAAACTCAGTTCTCGCTGTGTTCAACACGGGTTGCAGCTGTGCCACAACATAATCTACTGCATCAATTGGACATGTGTAGCAGTTGGACATGTTTATAGAGTTGTTACTGATCGTTCGATATAGTTCATATTGAGTCAACATGTTAAGTAGTTTAGGTTACCTCCTTGTTTTGCTTCTACAGACTTCTATTGAACACAACTTTTATCTCAACATAATAGTAATAATAATAATATTGCAATTTCGCTCATCAACTGTTTAGAAAGTACTTAACATTATGATCTGATAGATTTGACAAATGACTAACTGTCTAGAGATCAAAACAATTCAGGCAACAGCCTTCAAAGTGCTGGTTGAGGCTTTGAAGGAAATGTTAACTGACACATGTGTTGAATTCGATGAATCTGGTCTGAAAGTAATTGCAATGGACACGACTCATATTGTGCTCGTGCATCTCAAGCTAGATGCATCAAAATTCGAGTACTTTCACTGTGAGAGCAAATTGAGTATCGGCGTAAACATGCTCAACCTTCATAAACTTATCAAGACCATCAACAGCAATGATACGCTTACGCTATTCATGGACAAAAATGACATGAACCACCTTGGGATTAAGATTGAGAACGGTGATAAAAACACAAAAACCACCTATAAACTCAACCTGTTGGATTTGGACAACCAAAAGATTGTCATTGATCCTGCCGAGTTTAATTCTGTCATTACACTCCCTTCGTCGGATTTCCAGAAGATATGCCGTGACATGAGCAACCTGGCCGAGTTTGTAGAAATTCGCAATGTTAACAACCAATTGATTTTCAGTTGTAAAGGTGAGTTTTGTGCACAAGAAACTATTTTATCAGACAATGAGAATAACAGCATTTCGAATAAAGTTGCAAATGAAATTGTGCAAGGCGTGTTCAACCTTCGGTACCTTGTAATGTTCACAAAGTGCACAAATCTGTGCAACACGGTTGAACTGTACCTGAAAAATGATTACCCGCTCATTATTAAGTATGGAGTAGCATCCCTTGGCGAAGTTAAACTGTGCATAGCACCGTCTACTAACACTACATAAAGCATTTTAGTGCAAAGCATTCGGTTTTCTATTGTTTTTTCATTTGGTGTTTCTGTTTAACATCTGAAACTGAAATGTAAAACAATATTATGAAAAAGAAGTGATACTTCTACTACTCATACTACTACTACTCATACTACTACTCATATGATTACATTACAATTATAATCCGTAACAAAAAGTATTGACAAAGATTAATATCGTCTCTAAGACTTATGCCGAAACATCGTTGTTGTGTTTGTAGACTCTTCTTTGGATAAAGGTGCTATATGTCTGTGGTTGTCATTGTCAATGTTTTCTTGATTTGATCGATACAGAATGTCCCCGTGATACTTTACAGGGATGTTAAACATATCTACCGACGAAACCTCAGCACCTTTAACCCATATTTTGATGATGCAAAAGTATTTTTTTGGACTCGTTGAAATGCCATTTATACGGTTCCAATACTGCATATGCTCTGGTTTCAACAATGTCTCCCCAATGAGCTTTATACACAACATCTCCCAAAACTCTGCCATTTCTTGTTTTAAAACTTTTATTGAGAGGCACCCCCCGTTCTTGTTGTTCTCGTCATCCCAGCAAGGGAAAATGTATTCACGCATTACGAAAAACATCCCGCAATGTATCTTTTCATTGATGATGGAATGAAGCTGCCAGAACTCATCTACATTTGTGAGATCTGTTATTTTTGTGTAACTTCCATATGTCCAGTCTTCATTGTATGGGTCGTGGAAGTAAAGAGTCCAAATATCATTCAGTATACTGTCTTCATCTATTTCGACAGAAGTAATTGCATTCACAGTTGACCTAACAACGCAATTACCTGAGACTTCTGTCATCAATAAGCGCGGAGTTAAAGCTTAAAAAGCTCAATGTCCTTATATAATGTTTCCTCGAGTGTGAATTTATGGATGCATACGATATTAAGGTGCCCAAACCTATTGTATTTCAAAAAAGATTCAAGTAACTTATGGGCAGGAGTAATACCGGACAAGTAAACGAGTGTCATCATTTCTTTTGCCGAGAATGATACGTCTTTGCTGGTATAAGACGTGCTCCCCGTCAGATACGTAGTGACGTCTGTTCCACTGCAGCCAATATAGAGATACTTGGTTTTTTCCTTTTCAGATACAATGGTTTTTAGTTTTTCAATTGTCAGACCATCAGCTGGCATGTCTCTAACAAAAAATCTCTTTCCTTTCATGGCATAAATCTCATAGATGATGTTAGCTGACTGATTTACTACAAGTTTATTTGGACTCCACTTATCAAGTCCAGTAAAAGCATAAGTCATATAATAATTGACGATATCAAACCACGTTGTTGAATACTCTACTTTTGATGTCAGCCTCTCAATGTCGTAGGAAACCACCTTTGTAATCCTGTCATCAAATGTATCATAGTACAACACCTTCAAAGGAGCGCTTATCCAGAAAGTATATTGTTTTGTAACAAACACCAGAAGTCTCCCCAACAGCTTTGCAAAATACATAGTGTATGAATTATTCATTGAGATAGTCTCTCTACTCTATTGATTGGGAATCAAGAGTATGATGAATAATAATATTACAACAAACCCTTATATACTCTCAATACATCGAGATTTGAAACTTCAATAAGGGCGAGCTACCTTGGAATGTATATCTCTAAATCTCTCTAAAAATATGAAAATGTTTTAAGATTAGTAAAACATTCTATTATAAGAGAAGAACAACAGAACAACAGAACAAAATATGGTAAAAATCGGAAGGTCACTTGTGAGTAAGATCGTCAAAAATCCCACCAGTGTTTTAACAACTTTGGACGCGGACTCCATAGCCAAAGTAATTGAATACATTGACGACAAATACTATAACCAGGGAGAGCCCCTTGTGTCTGATGATTTGTATGATGTCATACGGGAGCATCTCAAAACGTTGAACGCAAAGCATCCCCTGGTCCTTAAGATTGGTGCAGCCATCGCTCTTAACGACAACAGAAAGGAGAAACTCCCATACTACATGGGAAGTATGGATAAAATTAAGAGCGATAACACAGCTTTAGACACATTCAGGAATAAGTTCTTCGGGGGATACATATTTGCTGACAAACTGGATGGCAATTCTGCTCTATTGTATTGTAAGGGTGGCAAGAAACAGTTGTTTTCTAGAGGCAACGGCATCGAAGGTCAAAACATATCTCATCTCATTGATGTCATTCAAGGAATTCCTGATCTAGATGCTCTAATGAAGTCGCATAATGAAGTCACAATTCGCGGCGAGCTCATCATCAATAAAGAAGATTTTGATAATGTCAAGGATCAAGGCGCAAATGCTCGCAACATGGTAGCTGGACTTGTGAACGCCAAAAGACCAAACCCTGGGCTGGTGAAGTACGTACAATTTGTCGCATACACGTTAATCACCCCCATCATGAAGCCATCGGAACAATATATGTGGCTCTATAAACATGCCTTTAGAAATGTTCACAATCTGTGTATCAACAGTGACAAATGTTCATTCCAGCAGATGTCAGAGTTCTTGATGGAACGCCGCAACAAGTCACCGTACGAGATCGACGGCATTATTGTTACCCATGACGACGTTTATAAAGTAGAGGTGGGAAAGAACCCATCGTATGCATTCGCGTTCAAGAATATCATCACACAAGACACAGCAGAAGTTGTTGTGACAAATGTAGAATGGAACATTAGTAAAGATGGCTACATCAAGCCCGTTGTCGAGTTTTCGCCTGTAAGACTAGCAGGCGTGGTTATTAAGAGGGCAACCGGATTCCATGGACAGTACATTTATAGCAACAAAATCGGCCCGGGTGCTCGTGTCATCATCACCAGGAGTGGTGATGTCATCCCATACATTGTCAAGATTCTGAAACCTGCAGATAGCGGATCCGCACTGATGCCCGAAGTGCCATATGAATGGAATGATACATGTAAGGAGCTAATCGTCCAAGGTGCTAACGAAGAGGTGGACTTTAAGCAGGTAGAAAACTTTTTCACAAAGATAAAAATAAGGGGCATGTCTTCAGCGACTATTCGGAAGTTTTACGACAACGGTCTCGACACTCCTGCAAAGGTTCTGAATGCCGCACAATCGGTCCTCAGTGAAATCGTCGGCGACAAAGTAGGTGCTAAGATTGCACAAGGGATTGCTGAAGTTAAAAAAGATTTGGATTGTGTTGCACTCATGGACGCTAGCAACATGTTTGGACGAGGCTTTGGAGAAAAAAGATTGAAAGTTATTGTTGACGCATTTCCAAAAATTGCGGTTGACAAAAAGTTCGTTCCGTCAAAAGAAGACCTTCTTGATGTCCCTGGTATCTCAGATATCACAGCTGAGAAATTCATCTTTGGACTACAAAGGTACAGGTTGTTTATATCTGACAGTAAGATTGAATGTAGTTATTCAAAAGATCAAGAAAAACAAGCGAAACGTGTGGGCGATAAAATGAAGGGTCAAGTAGTCTTGTTTACAGGATTTCGCGACAAAGACCTATCCAAGATTGTTGTCGAACAGGGGGGTGATATAGTCGAGAGCTTTACTAAAAAGGTAACTTTGGTAGTCGCAAAAGACATCACTCAGGAGTCTGGAAAAGTTAAGCAAGCAAAAGCAGCAAATATTCGAGTAATGACTACAGACCAATTCAGGAAGACACTCCTGTCGTAAGATCGAGAGGTTTCATAGTAATTTTGTATTTCAAGAAAAAGTATCTAACTAGGTTATATAATACAACTCGTTTGATTCCATGGTCAAAATTACAAAGACAAATAAACAATCAGTATTCTACATTGCTCTGTCTGCTCTCGTTCTTTCTGCTATTTTGGCTCTAATTGTAAAAGGCATAAAAGAAGATTTTGTTGATTCCCTGGGTGTTTCGGATATAGCTGGTCCTGAACCAAAGCAATCTTTAAAATATGACACAGCCGACCACCGTGAGTCAAACCAGTCAGATTCTAAATTGTTCATGTTCGCAGACAATAAATGCGATGTGGAATGCTGTGGAATGTCTGAGTTCAGTTGTTCAGGTGGATGTGTCTGTAAAACCAAAGAACAAAGCAATCTTCTTGGAACTCGTGGACTAAACCAAACAAAGCAAAGCGGAGATGTCTTTTGAGCTTATTTGAGTAGGGGGGGGGATTAGGAATACGGTCGCAACAGTTTACAGGTGGAATGCAGTTTCCTGAATCTCTCTCAGATATACATTAAATGTGGCACTTTCTTTTCGTTTGCATTGTTAACATGAATATATTTTTTAACATCATTCTCTGTCACAGTATATGGAAATGACACGACATCTAGCTCGAGCATTCTGCCAAGATTAATGTTGCTAATAATATCAACAAGCCCTCTGCGGAGGTTGCGGACTCCTTGCTCATCTTCCACGGTCTCAATGATCAATTTCAGAACAGAGTCAATGAATATGATATCTCCGGTCTTGAAGTTGTACTCATCAAGAATTGAATGGATCATGTGATTTTTTGAGATTGATATTTTGTCTTTAACATTGTAACCATTTGTATGGATTTTGATCAACCGGTCCCTCAAAACAGGGCTGATCTTTTCTTCGTCATTGTACGAAAATATAATGAGGCATCTCGAAAGATCAAATTCAAACTCGGAAAAATACTTGTCTGTTATTTTATCGTTTTGTGATTGGTCGGTTATATGGATAAGGAGATTTATAATCTCCTCGCCTTTCGATGTATCGCTAATCTTGTCGAGCTCATCAAAAAACAGGACTGGGTTCATGCACCTAGATTTCATCAAGACATCAACAACCTTACCCCATGTCGCACCTTCATACGTATAGCTATGTCCTTCAAGGTAGCAACCATCATTTGCGCCGCCTAGTGGGATAAATGCAAACGGTAGGCCAAGAGATGCACAAATGCTATCTTTGATCATCGTTGTTTTGCCACAACCCGCAGGGCCATGAATTCCGAGTATCATTCCTTTAGAGTCTGGTTTGGCAATCCATTGTGCAAGCAGTCTTGTGATATGTTCCTTTGCATTCTTATGGCCGTGTACTAATGTGTTCATGCGCTCTCTTACGGACAACAAGAACTCTCGTACTTTAGTGTTGGGGCTCGATGAAGATACTGGAAGGGACTGATACTTGCCAAAAGGAATCATACAAACACTTTCAATCCAATGCAGAATTTTATGATAATCACTACTTCTTTCATCAAGAGAGTACAAATGACTCAGCTTTTTAATAGCAACTGCTTTAATTTTTTCCTCCATTTCTGAGAGCAATACCTTGAATCGTATAGGAGTGTCTGTTTTATTTAGTTCATTCATGCGCATTTCCATGAGGGAGATTACATCTTGTTCCGCTTCAGACATACCACCGAAGTAGTTCTGCTCCACCGTTGTATATGTGTCGATTTCGGGGTTCTCAATACGTACTTGTTTCTTTTTCTTTTTCTTTTTCTTTTTCTTTTTCTTTTTCTTTATGGTTGTGGTCGACTTTCTGTTGATTGAATTTTTCATATTTGTTTTGTTTACAGCTTCTTCTATTTTACAGCATTCATGCTCATTCTTTTCTATTTTCTTCTTTGGTCTTAGTTTGTTCTTGATTTGTATTGCCTTAGATTTGTCTACGGGAATGATTGCGACGTTGTCTGGAGGGGCATAGTCGGGGTCATTATCATGATCATCATCATCTGCTTCCATATCACCATCTATTGTATGAATAACAACCTCTTCATTTCGAATATTAACAGGTATCATGTTATTATAATCAATCTGTTGTGACATGATGTGTTGTATAACATTTTTTGATTTCCTTTATATCTTTTTAAAACAAAGGTTCTTTATTAATTTCTTGTTCTACAATACAACTCTTGGAGTGATTAAAAATAATAATTGATCTATAGAGTAAGTTGCTTCGATGATCGCCATAAAGTCATTGTTGTTCTGTATCAATTCATCATGAAATTTGCTATTTGAAGTTCCAATTTCTTTATTTGTTTTTTGTAGGTCTTGCCCATAATCAAATTGCACAAATCTGCATCAATGGTTGGATTTTCTTCAGTATCGTCAACTGCTCTAGGATTTGTTTCTAGATTCACACACTTCCCAGCGACAACAATGTCTTTACTCATCATAGAAAAAACGTACATATATATATTATAAGCTAGTAACCAAACCCAATATATTCACATTTTAGTTGCCCTGCCAAGTAATTTGTAAAAGGTATCAAAAACATCTATCATCATTTGGTCTACTCGTAATGCATTGTCTGCTGGTGTACTAGACCTGCGCTGCAATTTATCAATGATAGTTCTATCTTTGTTGTACGTTCGATCCATCCAATACGACTCTTCTTTGTACACCCACCAAGCCGTCCAATAGTATCGAGCTGTGCCAGGGGGAACTTTTTCTAGTATGACGATCATACGCTCCCCACACAAGTCCCAACCAGGTTTGACTGCAGCCATGAACCTAACTAATAATGGAACAATTTCATCTGGTTTTATTAATTTGTTGTTTAAATTGGGGAAACCAAGAGGAAGATTTATTTTCTCCTCATCCTCATCCTCATCCTCATCCTGTCTGATAATAATATTAAGATTTGGTGTATTTTCAAGAATATGAAAGTTGTTAACTTGGAATACAAAGTTGTTATCTAAAATTGTTGTCTTACTCTGCTCACTTTGGATTTTTGTACGACCATAACGTACTCTAATAACAAGTGACATTGGATATAATCCTTTCGGATCAAACATGGTTTTAATTAATTGATTGAATGGTTGCAGATCAGTTTTAACACTGTTTGAATATATTTCACCATATACATTTTTCATTTGATGATTCACTTTTGTCATGTTCGCAGCATTAGCGGTAGATATATGTGCACCAATCTTTACCAGCAAATCATTCGGCAAGTTGTCAAATCTGCTTGTTTTTACATCAATTGCCTCTGCATTGACTACATTGACTGCATTGACATCCTTGTCATACGCTGGTAAGCTCATCTGTTATCAATATTGACACAGCGTCTCGAAGCAGGGTTCCTTGATTTGCTTGGAGGGGCATGATGAAAATCAAATTTTGTCAGTGTATGATTGTGTTCTGTTGTGAGAATTCAGTATGACTTCAAAAGAATGCATACATAGCTTGCATCAATGTCGAATACACTGGCTTTGGCAAACATAATAAAACCTTTAATCTTTACCAGCTATTTAAATTGGGATTTTTTTTTCTGTGTTTATAACCTTTAATATATCATCTTTTATATATCATTGTGATATATCGTTATATAAAATGACAAGTTATGTTACTCTAGGAAATGCGCATGGTAGGATCAACACGCTTTCGAATGCACCCCAACTACGGTACAATTCAAGCAACGTTTTCACCATGTGCAACGTCGGGATAGGCAAGTCAAACGTTCAGTATCCTCTAGACGTCAATGGCACCATCCGAGCAACAAACATTGAGACAAGCACCATGTTCTTAAACGGGTCGCAGTTTCTTGGTACAGGATACGTCGGAACAATCGACAACAACCTAACCAACACCTATGACATCAACAATACCAGCAATATGCACGTGCTCCAAAACATGTTTGTGCAGGCTGAGTGGGGAGTAGGAATCACCAATCCATCAGGGGTATATCAAAACGACCTTTGCGTCGACAAACAAGGGAACACATACGCAACAGGATATGTTAATAGTGCGTCGAGCATCAATTCATTTAGAACTAAAATTTATAATGCGAATGGTTTGGAGGCTTATGATTCGAATCTTGCACCCTTTTCAATAATTAATACGCATATATATTTTTGTTTCTTGATTAAGTTCAACGCGGAAGGAATAGCTCAGTGGACAGCTTGTATAGACAGCCAATCTGGTCTTGACGTCGGGCGCGGCGTTGCAGTCGATTCAAATGGGAATGTATACGTATGTGGCACCGCCGCGCCCGACGCAACGTTCTATCACTCTACAAAAGAAATGTTTGGGGTGGCCAATAATGCTGTAACTGGAGGATTACATGGGTTTCTGACAAAGTACGATTCCAATGGCATGGTGCAATGGTTTGCAAACGTATCATCTGGCACGACTTTCAGGAGAGTGGCAATCGACGATTCGAGGAATACCGTCTATGTGTGCGGAGACTACACCAGTGGGTCAGCTCAAACCATATACAATGCCTACAACGTCAACTCGGGTGCGACGCTTCCCGCTACGGATACGAACGCCGCGTGTGTGATTGCGTATTCGACGTCTGGACAGTACCAATGGAATATGAGGGTAGATGGGGCAAGTTCGGGCGGGGGGCGGGGTGTGTGCGTTGACACGCTGGGCAATGTGTTGTTTGCAGGTGGGTACTCGGCAAGCAACGCAATCGTATACAGCAGCGACAATGCGGTGTTTGCACCTGCGATGCGTGCGGCGGCCAACAGTGCGGCGTTCATCGTCAAGGCCGACCCGTCTGGAGTTGCCCTACTCCATGTCACCCAAGACACTGGAAGCAGTATTGATATAGCAGCGGGCGTTGCAACGGATTCATCCAACAACATCATCATGACAGGAAATATGGATGGCTCATTTGGCGGAGCGTTTTATAGCTACCCAAACACCCTGCAGAACGCCTTGCCTGCGGGAGGCGGTGCTTCTGCATTTGTAGCAAAGTGGAGCTCAGACGGTGATGTTGTCCAATGGTTGGGGCGTGTGCACACAAACAACACTTTTTCAGACCCATCGTACAACGTTGTCACGGACAAATTCGACAACGTGTACGTTTGTGGAAAATTAGCCAGTAATACGACGATAAAGGACGCCACAAATAGCTCGGGTTTTCCATTCTCAATAATTGACGGTTTCGGATCATTTGTTGCAAAATGGAACTCTTTAGGTGTCCCTCAATACGGCTTGGCACTTGATTCAAGTGGTAACGATGAAGCTCGCGGGGTTTATGTCGATGCATCCGGTAATGTCTACATGTCTGGTAACTATAGTGGTTCAAATGTGCGTATATACAACCAGAACTCCGTAAACTTGATCGGTGCCGTGAGTACGGTCGTAACTTTGCCGCCTAGTGTGAGTGTAGCTACATTTATTGTAAAGTATGTAAATCCACCTTATAAGATGTGGTCTAATCTGTCTAGCGAAAACAACGGATTAATAAAAACTTTACTGAATGATTCTATTTATCCCGTTACTGTTGATGTAACCTCGAGCAATAACACCAATGTTTTAGGTAGCACGTCGATTGAAGTTTGTAATGCGGCTCAGTATGTATGGAACAATACCAAATGGTTCAAGTTACAGTAGTTATTATTATTAAAGTTACAATCGCCTTGGCAAATAACAAATACAAAGAAACTGGATGGAATAAAAAGCATTTGCCTCACACTGTTGTTGTTGATGATGAAAATGATTCAAAGTGATTTAATAAAAACCTATTTGCTTTGTTTTGAGATTCACTTTGGTGTTGCTTTAAGATCCAGCCAGATTCTATTGTGAAATCTCGCAGTTCTTGATGGTTTCAAAAAATTTGAAACCATCAAACAAAAGCATTTAAATATATCGCTTCTTATTATATACTCAAGTATGTCGTTGTATCGGGAGTTATCGTACGATCATGACTTTGACCAAATCAAAGGAATTCAGTTCTGTGTCCTCAGCGCTGAGGAAATCGAAAAGCGATCCGTGGCTGAGATTTTCAAGACAGAAACTTATAATGGAAACGTTCCAGTCCACAGCGGGCTATTTGACCCTCGCATGGGAGTCATTGACTACAATCAGGTTTGTGTGACTTGCGAACAAAAAAATACATTTTGCCCCGGACACTTTGGTCACATCAAGCTTGCAAAACCCGTTTTCTATATCCAGTTTTTTGACACAGTCCGTAGGGTATTGAAGTGTGTGTGCACACGGTGTTCTAAGCTCCTTGTTGATCCTGATAGCGAAGAAATCAAAGCCATCCTAAACAAGAAAATTTCAAGACAAAAGCGTTGGGAGGCCATTTACAAAATATGCTCTAAGAAGAAGCGCTGCGGCCAAGACACGATCGATGGCTGTGGAGCAAAAGTGCCTACCATCACAAAAGAGAGCATGCTCAAGATCGGTCTCGAATGGAAGGATGTAGACTCGAAGAACAATGAAGCTCTCGTCAAGAAGCAGATTCTGAACGCAGAAGACACTCTCCGCATCCTTCGTCGTATTTCTGACCGCGATGCAGAAATTATGGGATTTCATAAAAAGTATAACAGGCCCGAGTGGATGATTTGCACAGTCCTACCAGTTCCTCCCCCGACTGTGCGTCCATCTGTCCGCAATGATGCTGGCGTGCGCCAAGAGGATGACTTGACACACTGGCTTCAGATGATCCTGAAGGCAAACAACCAGCTGAAAGCAAAGCTGGAAAAAACAGGGGACAAACCCGCATCAAAGGAACAGATTGATATGCTCACTATGCTTCTGCAGTGGGAGGTTGCCACGATGATTGACAACACAATGCCCGGCATTCCTCCCTCAAACCAGCGCACAGGCAGGCCGATGCGGTCGCTGACTGAGCGACTAAAATCAAAGGAGGGGCGTATTCGTGGGAACTTGATGGGTAAGCGCGTCGACTTTTCAGCTCGCAGTGTCATCACACCAGACCCGAACATCAGCATTGATGAGCTCGGTGTTCCTATCAAGATCGCAATGAACCTAACATTCCCCGAGATTGTCAACAAGTACAACAGGAGTGAGATCATGCAACTTGTGAGGAACGGTCCCGATGTCTATCCAGGTGCAAAGACAATTCGCAAGCGAAATGGTGCAATTTACAAGCTCAAGTCAAAGCATCTATTGAATGTGGAGCTTGAAGATGGAGATGTGGTAGACAGGCACCTGCGTGACGGAGACGTTGTGCTTTTCAATCGTCAGCCATCTCTGCATAGGATGAGCATGATGTGCCACAGGGTTCGTGTGATGCCATTCAACACATTCAGACTTAATGTGATGGTTACACCCGCTTACAACGCAGATTTCGATGGTGATAAACTTTGCTGCTAAAGCATTTAGCATCTTGTCACCAACAGGTAGCTGCTTCCAAGGTTGTGAGATCACCTTGGAAGGAAAACAGTGGAAATCTCACCCAGGCGCGTGCATTGTGCAGTGCACACGCATTGGATATAACTACCTAGTAAGATTGTTGTTCAAAATCAAAATTTGAAGTGATTAAGGCTTTGCTGCTAGCTCATACAAAATGGACGAAATTAAAAACATCAATGTTCGGCTTCCATTCATTGATAAAATAATGGAAACTAACGATATGTTATTGACGGACATTTACGTCATCACAAATACTATTACAAACAAAAAGTATGTTGGACAAGCAAATTCACATCGGCTAAACCACGCAAAGTACAGACCATTTGGATACACGAGGCGTCTTAAAGATCACATCAGCGAGGCTGTTTGCAATACAAAGAAGAAGCAGTGCAAGCTGCTTAACAATAGCATTCGCAAACATGGGCCAGATAACTTTAAGGTAGAATTAATACAAAGATGTCTACCTGAATCTGCAAATGATCTTGAGGAACGTCTCATTTCCGAATACAAAACACTTGCTCCAAATGGTTACAACTTGAGCGATGGTGGACGTAAAGGTGTCAAACTTCATGACCACAGAGTCAACAGTATGAAGGCCACCATGTTACAATTTGCCGACAAGAAGCTTGCCAAATATGCTGGCATAAAATTAGACATTGATATCGACAACATTGATCAATACATTCATGAATATGAATACGATGGGTATGGTGGTGTTTACTACCAGGTAAAGATCAAGGGTATCAAATCTATATTCGTAGGTAAGTTGATGACTAAAGATGAACTAAAGCAGCAAGCCCTAGACTTCGTAAAAAAACTTCACGACAACAATCTTGCAACATGACCAAATTGCGGGAACACCCTTAGAGCTCTGATTACCACTGCATGGAGGAAACTCCCAGCAGGAACTCGGTTAATAGCCGAACCCAATGGTAATAATATCAGAGATTGGGCAATCCGCAGCCAAGCCCCTAAAGCCGCGCCAGTTCATTACTGGCAATGGTAAGGCCATGGGGAAGGTTCAGAGACTAGATGGTTATGGGTCTGAGGGATCTTACCAATCCCGATGAAGGCTTAAGGTATAGTCCGTCCTAATTGGAAACAATTAGGGTCATCCGGAGATGAATGCACACATTCCACAATCACTACAAACAGCGGAGGAGCTGAGGCAGTTGTGCTCAGTGTCCTCACAAATTATCAGTCCGCGTGAGTGCAAGCCGATTATTTCGATTGTACAAGACATTGCCAGCGGTGTTTATCGTATGACTAAAAACCACGTGCGTGTCAGTGAAAAACAACTGTTCAACCTTGTGTGTCCTAACCCAAAGTTGATCGAGCCAGTGTTCCCTGAACCTGCCGAAGTCAACGGAAAAGTAAAAAAATGGACAGGTAGGCAGCTTCTGTCAACAATCCTCCCCGAGAAGGTCAACGTTTACATTAGAACCGACAACTATGATGAGGCCAAGTCTGAGGAAGTCAACAAAAACAACAATGCCGTCATCGAAATCAAGAACGGTAAAATCTACTCGGGAACATTCTCAAAGGATGTGTACCAGGCACAATCAAAAGGCATCATCCACCAAGTGTTCAATGAATATGGTCCCGAGGAGACCCGGCATCTCTTTGACAACACACAACAGCTCGTTTGCAACTGGCTGGTACTTGATGGATTCAGCGTTGGTATCAGCGACATGGTTCTCAGCCAAGAAACCACACAATCGTTCAAAAAGATCATCCATGACATGAAGGTATCGGTTTACAACACCATTGCTGATATCCACAAAGGCAAATTCGAGAACAAATCCACCAAAAACACAAAAGAGTATTTTGAAGAGACCGTGAACACGAAGCTGAACGGTGCTCTAAACTCGATTGGTAAGAAAGGCAACAGCGAGATCGATGAGGACAACAATCGCCTCATCAACATGATCAAATCCAAGTCCAAGGGACAGATGATTAACGTTGCGCAAATGATGGGGTGTGTCGGTCAGCAGAACGTGGACGGCAAGCGTATCCCTTACGGTTTTGATGACCGAACGCTGCCTCACTACACCAAGTATGACGAGGGGCCAGAGTGCCGTGGCTTCATCCAGAACTCGTTCATTGGAGGCCTGACCCCACAGGAGTTCTACTTTGCCGCCATGGGTGGTCGCGAAGGCCTGATTGACACAGCTGTTCAGTCCGTGACGGGTGAAACTCCGATCATTATCATTGAAAATGGAAAGTCAAAATATGTCAAGATCGGAGACTGGATTGATAGTTACATAGAGTCCTATAAAGACGATGTCAAACATTACACAGAACGCAGAATGGAACTCCTAGATCTTAAAACCCCTATTTATATCCCTACCACTGACTACAATGGAAATGTTACATGGGGTGCAGTTACCGCGATGACTCGTCACGATCCCGGAACGGAGCTATATCAGATTCGTACTCTAGGTGGGAAAACGGTCATTGTCACAGAGTCAAAGTCACTCTTGACTTGGCAACCCGAGCTAAACCAATTCCTGGAAGTGCCTACTCCAGAGATCAAACTCGGTGACTTTGTACCGGTAACTGCTGCCCTTTCTACACCACCCGTTACGATTTCCGAGGTTGACATGAGTGTGTATTTCCCCAAAGACAAGTACGTTCATGGTACTGACTTCAATACCGCTATCAAGATGATGAAAACCGCAATGGATGGTAACTTTCACATTCCATCAGGATGGTGGAACCAAAACAATGGCAGTGCTTTCACATTGCCATATGACAAAAAAGCTAAGCTGCAACGGGTTGTAGCAAGGTCAAACACCGACAACGTCAAGGATGGATGCATCTATCCATTCCATGCTACACGGGAACATTCTCACTTCCCAAGCAAGATTGCATTGAACAAAGCAAACGGGACTTTCATTGGTCTCTACATTGCAGAAGGATGTTGCAGTGAAAAGTCTGGAACTGTGAGCATCACAAATATTGACAGCAAAGTCCAACAATTTGTGAGGGAATGGTTCGACAGTCATGGAATCACTCACAAGACCGTATCCAAAATCAACAAAATTGGGGGAACGACATCGAGCGTTATTGGGCATTCAGTAATGCTAGCAAGGTTCCTTGATGTGTTTGTCGGCCACGGTGCTCATAACAAGTTTGTACCAGACGTAGCATTTGTGTCTCCAGAAGACTTCATCATCGGCATCCTGAATGGTTACATTGCAGGAGACGGAACTGTTGGAAAGAATTGTATCGAAGCCACGTCTACATCACAAAGGTTGATTGAAGGAGTATCAATGCTTTGCACAAGGCTCGGGGTATTCGGCAAGGTATTCACTCACCAAGCTACTTCTAACAATCTTGGCACAGAGAACATCAGACTAAAGCATCGCATAGCAATCAGAGCTCAGTGGGCAAAGCTCCTGGCATCCAAATTGGACGTTATGATTGATTACAAAAACGAAAACCTTAAAAATCTAAAGTGCAAGAACGTACACAGGAATTTTCAAATGCATAACGATGTCGTGCTAGATAAGATCGTAGAGATCAAGCTCATAGACATCAAGAAACACCCCAAAGTATACGACCTGACTATCCCATCTACATTGAACTTTGGTCTTGCCAATGGTCTACAAGTGCGTGATACCAGTGAAACTGGATATATCCAACGCAAGCTGGTCAAGGCTATGGAAGACACTAAAGTTTACTATGATCTCACAGTCAGAAACGCGAGTGGCAACATTATCCAGTTCCTGTACGGTGAAGATGGAGCAGATGCTACAAAGGTTGAAAGCCAGACTCTGCCTTACATTTCAATGTCAGTCGAAGAAATCATTTCCAAGTTTGCAATCACTGACAAGGCCGAAGAGTTTAAGAATATCCTAGAACAAGACATTCTCAAGTCGATTGGCAAGGATAAAGGCTTCCCGCAGCTCATGGCAAACCACATTGAACAGCTCTTCGAAGACCGCGAACACGTCATTGTCAAGATGTTCAACGGTCAACAAGAAGACAAGGTGTATTATCCCGTGGCGTTCCAGCGCATCCTATTGATCGCCAGCAACATGCAAAACAAGCACACCAAGCAAGTTGTACTGGACCTTGATCCGCGATATGTCTTGGCAGAGATTGAGAAGCTCTGCACAGAGATTGTGGTTTCGAAGCACCAAGCGGGAAACAAGCTCTTCCAGATCCTCGTGCGACTCAACCTCAGTCCCAAAGTCCTAATCACAAAATACAAGATCAGCAAGGCCACGTTTGACTACGTCATCCAACAAATCAAATACAGGTTCTACGAGAGCCTTGTCCATCCAAGTGAAATGGTTGGTGTTATAGCAGCCCAATCTATCGGAGAACCAGCGACGCAACTCAGCATCATTGGAAGTGACAAAGTGGTGGTACTTTACAAGGGTACAGTGTTCAAAGGTCCTATTGGAGGGTTAATTGACAACATACTGTCAAAACAACCCAAAAGAATTGTCAAACTAGGTCATGGTAGTGTTGTGCTTGATACCACAGGACCTGATGGCAGTGACGATGATATTCGGATCATTGGTGTTAGCAATGATGAAAAAACAAGCTGGAAGCGTATCACACAAGTGAGCCGCCATCCTGCTAATGGAAATTTAGTAAAGGTAACAACAAAGAGTGGAAGGACTGCAACGTGTACGCTATCACACTCATTTTTGAAAAGGACTGAGAATGGTATTGAACCTGTGAAGGGCTCAGATTTGAAGATTGGTGATCGTATGCCAATTGCTAAATTTACACCCACATCACCACTAGAGATTAAAGAAATTGCAATTGGAGATAAAACATATACACTTACAAGTGATCTTGGATGGTTCTTTGGAACTTTCATTGCGGATGGCCATGCAAGCACATCATCTATTACTATTACAAAAATTATCACCGAGTATCAAGATGAATTGAAGCGAATTGGTGAGACTGTGTTCAACCTTCAAATGAGACAATCACACAAGAAAAAGGGAGATGAACCAGTTATGCTTCATGGTTGTGATATGTCACAATATGAAGGTACAATGAATCATTTCAATTCGCGTGTGCTTGCAGATTATCTGTGCAAAGAGTTCGGAACTGGCGCTGCAAACAAAAAGATCCCTGGTTGGGTATTTGGAGCTCCACTTGATTTTGTCAAAGGGCTTATCCGCGGCTATGTCGATGGAGACGGAAACGTAAGCGGCACAGCTGGAAAGGGTATGATCAGAACTGCATCAATCAGCGAGTCACTCACAAACGACTTTATCCTGTTGCTCACACGCGTGGGAATATATGCATCAAAGTGTGTGGAGAAGCACGTCAAGGAAGCAGGACGCAACGATCTTCACACAGCACAGATCTCTCGCAAGTATGCCAAGACGTTTAGGGACGAAATCGGGTTGGTAGTCAAGCACAAGGCAGATGCATTGGAAGAGATTATCGATTACAACGAAAGGGATGATGCACACAATCACCAAGAGTACATTGATAAGATCCCCGCAATGGGCAATGCGCTCGCAGCCATTGGTAAAGGCCTTGAACTACCTGGCCAAAGCAGACTGTATAAGCGCTTCCAGAACAAAGAGTCAATTGGACGCAATACACTGGCTTCGTATGAGACTGTGTTCAAGGCTGCTTATGAACAGAAGATACGCGAGATTGAAGAGATGTATACAGATTACAACACGCGTATTTCAACACTAAAAACGCTCCTCGAATCGCCAGTTGATATGCGCAACAACCATGCACTGCCGACCGAGGCAGGACAATGTATTGCATATCTAGGACGTGGAACAACTGACAACGGCTTGGGAAGCCCCGAGGGATCTGGGAATATGTCTCAATGGGCAAGGCTGACTTCTATTGGCCGCACAACCCTGGAAAAGTTCGTCTCTCATTTTGAGAGTGCAAATGAAGACCAACACAAAACAAGCCATGCTTACATCATCAAGTGCGTAGATCCCGCAATGGCTGCGGTGAGGACAGCTCTTGAGGCAGACGTCATCTGGGATGAAATTACTGATCTCGAGATCATCAAGGATAATGGTGATCTTGTATATGATTTCACGGTTCCAGGGAATGACAGTTTCATGGTTAACTGCGGAGTCCTAGTACACAACACTTTGAACACTTTTCACCTCGCCGGCGTTTCCGCAGCCAGTAAGGCTGTGCGTGGCGTCCCTCGATTGAACGAGCTTCTCAGTGTCAGTAAGAACATCAAGGCGCCTATCATGAAAGTCAGCTTCCGCGATGATATTGGGACAAACAAAAAACAAGCGATCCAGACCATGAATGAGATCTGCACAATCCGATTCAGGGACATTGTAATTGGATCTCGGGTTTACTACGATCCAGACGATTTTAACACAAACATTGCAGAGGACAAGGACTTTGTCAGTCTTTACAAGGAGTTCAGCACTAGCACGATCCCGAGCACTCCTTGGTTGCTGCGCCTAGAGTTTGACCGCGCAAAGATGCACGACTACAGCCTTGACATGATCACCCTGCATCACATCCTCGACAACTTCTATGACGAGCGCATCTGCTGTGTTTTCAGCGACGACAACTCGAATCAGCTCATCATGCGCATCAAGCTGGTTGAGGAAAACACCAAGGACGGTGATCGCGATGACCTTCTCACAGATCTGAAGGCCCTTGAGCACAACATCCTCGAGAATGTCGTTATCCGCGGCGTCAAGAACATTGAGCGCGCAAGTGTGACTGAGCTTTCCAACACGCGGTATAACCCTGTTTCGAAAAGCTTCGACAAGGTATCCGAATGCATCATCTATACCGATGGGACAAATCTCAAGGACATCCTCGCTATGAATGTTGTTGACTCGGTGCGCACAATGACAAATGACGTGGTTGAAGTGTACGATGTTCTCGGTGTCGAGGCGGCGCGGCAAGTGCTCTACAATGAAATCGTTGACGTTCTCGACAACATCCATGTAAACTACAGACACATTGCGCTACTAGTGGATGTGATGACAAACAAGGGCTCAATCCTGTCTGTCAACAGGCACGGCATCAACCGCGGCGACATTGGTCCGCTTGCCAAGTGCTCGTTCGAGGAGACAACCGATAAACTCATCAAGGCGGGCATCTTTGCAGAGTATGACAAGATCAACGGTGTTGCTGCAAACGTGATGCTGGGACAAGTAGCTCCCGCGGGCACCGGAGATGTAGAGATCATTATCGACGAGAGCAAGCTGACGCACAAGGTGGTTCTTGATGCGATTGACGAGGAAGACCTTGACGAAATGAAGGCGATAGCATGTTCAGAAGAGAACTTGTCCATCCATGTGAACATTCCTCAACAAAGGAATGTGCCGGTGGCAAGGAAGACACACAATGTGATTGAGGTGAAATAGAACGCTCTTCTAACTCATAGACAATAATAATTGACAAATAGAATAGGACATTTTCTTAGTTTATATTATATGCTCGAGAACATATAAATTATCTTTATGCCAAGTACCAATAATAAATTAAAGTTGTTTGGCTATGGTTCGCTGAATGTCGAAGTTTTAGAAGGTTTGACACGGACGAAGATCGGCCGTCCTAAGGCTGCATTTATTAAAAACCATGTGCGTATATTCGCTGGGTACAGCGAATATTGGGCAGGTGCTGTAGCTTCTATTTATCCTTTTCAAGGCCCCCGTGTCTTCGGGTCGGTCGTTGAACTCACTGAAAAAGAAATGGCAGCTATTGATGAATACGAAGGGATCGACCCAGATTCACCTGATACAGGATACTACAAACGTGTAAAGCGCGCCATATATATCCGAACTGGCGAAACCTACAAAAAACATTTTTGCTTTGTTTACATAAAGACAGATGTTGCATACGAAGCAGCGCCATCAACGCGTTACATCAACTCCATCAAAACCAACCTTCGTGCCGTTGGCAACGAAGACAAAGACCCCATTAATGTGTATGGAGTTGTCATGGCCCAAGAAAAGCCCGTTGTTATGCAAATCTTAAAAAAAGATTCAAAAAGAAGTACAAGTACAAGTACAAGTACAAAACATAGGGAACAAAAAACCCACAAAGATAAACCTTTGCAGGCAAATACAGAACATCGTGATAGGAATGATAAACGCAACTTCAACCGCCAAAGACAGTCGCCTCTAGAGCAGCAAGCGGTGCCAAAACAACGCACGATAAGAAGATAATTTGTTATGTTGTTCTGATTGAGCGTTTAGGTATTTTGGCCCTTGTGTTTTCTATTCTTCGGGCCTCGCGTAAAGGAATCAACTTGTGCTTATAAGTTACCATTTTAATACGTCCTACTTTATGAACAATACGCTCACGACCTAAGATAGATATTTTTTCTTTTGTAGCATGTCGCCCACCAGTCTGTGGCTTTTCAAAACTCAAATAATCTTTTATAACATTAAATTGTTGTATTGCGTCTGATGGCCCCATGTATGGGTTTTCATCAGAAAGTGTACATTTCCGTGCAAACGTAAGTAGCTGACCCCAAAATGAAGAAGGTGAATCTATATCTCGTTTAATCTCTTCAGATGTCTTCAAATTATAGGCTAGTATTTTAAAGACAACTATACCTAAATTGAACATATCAAAAGTTCTGTTGTAGTCCTCAAAAATAGATTCTTGACTTCCAGAGTAATCAGAAATGATTTGTTTAATCTTTATATTAATCTTTACAATTTCATTGGAAAAAAACGTTGATTTAAAATGTTCTTGCATCAATGTGAAAAAGGGAATAATATCTAATTTTCTCCCATAAGCAATAAAATGTAACAGTGGCGAAGAATAAGCTCTTGCACCAACATTATAGTCTTTTGTTTTAAAGATTCTTGTTTTCAAATCTGCATGAGATGTACTCAATTCCCAATCTACCAGCTTGTACATGTCATCACATATCATAATATTGTCAGGTTTCAAATCACCGTGGATGTAATCATTATGATCAAGTAATACGAGAGTTTCCAAAATTTGTTTGATACAAATGGTTATTTGCTCTTTTTTTATTGTCATAATCTGCTTGCTAAGTGTATTACTACATTTTTTGTTCAAAACGTAAAACTCATGGTTATTTATTACAAAACCAATTACTTCAAGATCAATTGAGTCAATGTTTATTTTTATAATTGAAAAAGCTGTTTTTTCATCAATTGCTCTGTTATCTGTACTACCTTGTAATATATTGTAAACGTTTCTAATTGATTTTATCTCGTTATTAAAATTGTTTTGTTGGTTTCGTAGTCCCAAAAGTGTTAATTGTGGTGGAAAGTGTTTTGCCACAATAACTGGGTTTTCAAGCGCATTTAAAAACATATTTCTGTCATCATTTGATATTAACTCTTGTTCTCCTCCTTGTATTTTGTAAACAACAAGTTTTTTGATCTGTGTCTTTTTAATTCGAGCACAGAGTGTGTCGTTGTCATCAATAATGCATTGAGTCTCGATCACAACTCCTTTTGCACCTTTTCCAAGAATACGCCCACCTTGTTGATTGGTTTGTTTCATGTAATGATCACTAATATATATAGATATAAAATTAAAGATAAGAAATAATATACCGCTACAGTAACTCTTAGGATATCTAAAGGTTGTTAGACATCTTTAATTACATCATCGCTTTACATTCAACCTTCCATAAATAGAATACTGGGGTTTTAGTTTTTGATAGTATGTCTAAATATTTCCAGCAAACTTTCCACTCCGTATGCCCTCAAGTCTTCATGGCTTTTAAAGAAACCAAGGCCCTAACGCTTTGTATTTTTTAAGAAAATCTTCCTTGCTCCACAGACATCTCTGTCCGCTTGCAGTCCACAATGGAGACATTTATAGGTCTTTGCTCCTCCAAGATCACGTTTGTAGCAATGAGCAAAAAACTTCCCCCTGACAGGCGGGCCCAGGGCGCATAGATGGTCTGACAATTTGTACAGGTTTTTGAAGTATACTCTTAAAGATATTTAACAATGTCTAGAGATTGCGTTAACAGCTGAAGCCCCATTATTTCTTATCACCTAGTCAATTACTCTTTCAATCTAGTTTGAGCACGTCACCTTTGTCCCTGTTGCTGAATGAAACTTTGACAACACATGGCAATCAACAGCAGCCTCCTTCATAGCTTGATATATGATCATGAGCTCTTTCATGCGATCGCGTGATTCTTTGAAGATACGTTC